ACCATCAGAAGTTTGAGGTGGACAGTGATAACATTTTCCACTCCATGTCCATGATTGGGGTTGATGACACTGTTAAGAGTTTGTGCGGGGCTTTCGCTCTAGCATGGTATGACTCAGAGCAGGAGACAATGAACTTTGTACGCAATACAGAGCGCCCCTTGTACATCTGCATGAACGAGAGCCGTAAAACAATCTTCTGGGCGTCTGAGTCATGGATGTTGGAAGTTACTCTTGCCATTGCTGGCATCAAACACCACCCAATCTTCGAGCCAGCCTCTGGTGTGTTGATGAGCTACAACATCCAAATGAGCTATTCACCTAAGGAGTTGGACAATACTAAGGTGCGTGACCTTGAGCTGCATAAATACGTCATTGCGCCAAAGACGTACAGCACATCAGGGAGCACAGCTACTGGTGGTAAGTCTGCTACTGGTAACGTGTTTGATGCAGCTAAGGGCAACAAGGAGGGCACTGACACAAAAAAGACCGGGAACGTAACGGTGTCCGAATTGATCATGCAGGAACGGGTAGAGTTCTTCGTCTCGTCCGAAAGTAGCACTGCAACCGGCCAACGTTACGTTCAGTGTTTCCCTACACAAGATGATTGTAACGTAGAGTTGCGTGTCTACTGCGAGCAAGACCAGAAGATGTGGGACTGGCTTGTTGGGGGCTCTTGCTACTTTGAAGGGAAGATTCGCAGTTTCTCGTCTGTGGCTGGTAACCCTGACCTCAGCTATGCTGTAATTGACCCACGTACCATTGCTGAAACCACCGCCGAGATTGGCTCTGACGTCCCTGAAGATGACCCAGACTGTGCCATTGTATACGGTGGTAAGGTTGTAAACGAAGAAGAGTTTGACCTTGCAGTGTGTGGTGGTTGTGCTAACTGCAAACAGATAGCGTTCATCGAAGACTCAGATGAGATTGTATGGTTGGATAAGTCCAACTTCATCTGTCAAGACTGTAAAGATTTGCCTGTAGTGCAAGAGTTTATCGAAGCGTCCCTTAAAAGCAACCAAGTTAAACATTGAGGTAATACAAATGCTAGACATTCTCGTTGGCGCGGACCCAGAATGTTTTGTCCGCAAGATTGGTAAGAAATCCTTCCACTCCGCGCATGGCCTTATACCCGGCGACAAGAAGAGCCCCCACAAAGTGCATCTAGGTGCTGTGCAAGTAGATGGCATGGCGTTGGAGTTCAACATTGACCCGGCTAAGAACGAGCAGGAGTTCATCACCAACATTACGGAAGTGATGCGCATCATGGGTGAGATGGTTCCGGGCTATGAGATGGTGCCTGTGCCTGTAGCTAACTTCACTGCTGCTCACATGAAGAAGCAGCCTAAGGAAGCTAAGGAGTTGGGCTGTGAGCCTGACTTCAATGCGTGGCTTGATGGGGCTGCCAACCCACGTCCTAATGGTGATGTCAACTTCCGTACAGGGGCTGGGCACGTTCACATTGGCTGGACTAAGGACGTTGACGTCAATGACCCCGGTCACCGTGAAGCATGCATCATGGCCGCCAAGCAGCTAGACTACTACTTGGGCTTGGGTAGCCTGTTGTATGACCCTGATACCAAACGTCGCACTCTGTACGGTGCTGCTGGGGCATTCCGTCCTAAGCCTTACGGTGTAGAGTACCGTGTGCTCAGCAATGCCTGGTTGCAGTCTGAGGAGCTCATGGCATGGGTGTACCGTATGACCAAGAAAGGTATTAACGACCTGTTCGAAGGCTACGCGGCGTACGAGGGTCATTCGGACTTGGTTAAAAAGGCCATGAAGGACGTACACCCAAACATGTACCACATCCGTTACATCTTTGACCGACTGGGCATTGAAGTTCCACCGGGCTTTAAGAAGGCCCGCAGCGTATACGATGGCTTTGAGAAGGTAGCCTAACATGTACTCAGATGATTACGAGTATGCCAACAGCCGCCTGACTGAGACTATTGTCAGGCTGAAGGGTGAGCCTGTATACATCTTCCGGGTTGGCATTGGTATGGTGACTAACTACGCCACTCTTGATGACTTCAACACCATCAAGACATGCACAACGGAAGAGCTGGACCTCAAGCCTGTGCCCTTGGGCTACTGCAACTACAACAAGCAGGCTTGCTACCTCACCCGCATCCCAATGCGTCGTGACTGGCGTCAAGGGCTGCGCCGAGGCAACTTCACTTCGCTTAGTGGGGTTGACGCTAACCGCATCCCTTACGATGTGTTGCGTCAGTGCATCCTTGGGGACTATCCAACCTTCAATGGCGCTGTTGAAGCTGTGAAGAAGGTTAAGTCGATGGCATGGCACCGCCATTGGGCTGTTGATAGCCAGCTACAAATCTTCCACAAGGGAGGTAACCGTCCTGTTGGTGTCTTGGACAACGGACAGGTTGTATTGTCCAGTAAGTACCAATACCTTAAAGAGGCACTGAAGGAGTCGCTATAGTATGAAAACAGTTATGCAGTGGTTCAATCTCCCGCGTAAGTATAAGACCGACGGGGACGTTGGCATCGAGATTGAAGTAGAAGGTGAACGCCTTCCGAAGCTGGATAAGTACTGGAAGATGGAGCATGACGGTTCGTTGCGTGGGCCGGAGAACATTGAGTATGTCCTAGAACGCCCTATGAGCCTCAAGGATGCTCGTATTGCTCTTAAGTACCTCTCGGTACAGTACAACAAGTACGACTCCAATGTGCATGACTCAGTGCGTGCTGGTGTGCATGTTCACGTTAACGTGCAAGACCTAAACATCATTGAGTTGTATAACTTCATGACGCTCTACCTCATCTTGGAAGAGGTGTTGGTTAAGCATTGTGGTCAACACCGTGAAGGGAACCTCTTCTGCCTTCGGGCAGGTGACGCTGACTACCTTCTCTCTCAGTTGCAAAATGCCGCTGAAGACAAGAACTTCCGGTCATTGGTCACTGACCAGTTGCGCTACTCGTCAATGAACGTTAAGGCCTTAGGCACCTATGGTAGCCTTGAGTTCCGTGCCATGCGTGGCACACGTGACCTTGAGCTCATCTATAATTGGGCTGCTGTGCTGTTGAACCTCCGTGAGGTGGCTAAGCAATACACTAGCCCTGACAAGATCATTGAGGGTTTCAGTGAAGGTGAGGCACGTACCTTCCTGACTAACGCCCTCGGCGTACATGCTGAGCAGTATATGTTCGAAGGTTATGAACGTATGTTGTGTGACGGTATGCGCCGTGCTCAAGACGTAGCCTACTGCGTGGACTGGGAAGACTTCCACGAGGTGGCTAAGAAACTGATTGGGGAGCTTGAGTTCCCTCTTGGGACGGAGTTCCCGAACGAACCGCTGGAGGACTACTAATGTTTCCTACAATCTATGTAGTTACATCTACTGACCTAGGTTGGGACTGTGTCGTTGCAGCCTTTGACAACAGAGAGGCTGCTGACACCTTTGTTAAGGCCTTAGGGGACCACCACGTTGTACATAGCGTGGGTCTCCAATCACGCTTCATTGAGGAGGATTACCTGTGAAAGCCCTTATCTACCCATACAAACCGGGCTCTGAGTCGTCAGCTGCCTTGTCTGCTGGTCTTGGCATCAAACGTGTAGCCCACAAGAACAGTCGCTTCAAAGGAAAGAAGGACACTCTAATTATCAACTGGGGCGCCAGCAAGGTGAGTGAAGAGGTGAGCAAGTGCTCCATCTTGAACCTCCCACAAGCCGTAGCTCGGGCCAGTGATAAGCTTCAGGCCTTCCAAACCCTGAACCCCCCTAAAGAGCTCTATCGTAAGGTAAGGGCTGCGGGAGCCAATCACAACCTGAAGCCTGACCATGGCATCTTTGATGGGGTGGCTGATGACTTCGTAGGTGACATTAAACACCCACGGTATGGCCTGATTAGCATATTGCAGCCGGCCCCTGCGGCACTAGGCGACTCTGTACGTACCCCAGAGTTCACTACAGACCGTTACTTGGCCATGCAATGGTTAGGTCAAGGGTTCACTGTTGTAGAGCGTCACATCCTCAACGGTAACAGTGGAGCGGGCATCCGTCTGGTGGAACCAGTTAAGCCCGGTGAAGATATGGACGAGGAACGTAACACCATTCGTAAAGCTCCCTTGTTCGTCAAGTATGTCCCTAAGAAACAGGAATACCGCATTCACGTCTGTGGCGGTGAGGCTGTTGATATTCAGCGCAAGGCACGCCGTAAGGATGTAGAAGACGACGCCATTAACTGGAAGATTCGTAACCATGACAATGGCTTCATCTTTGCTCGGAACGAAGACGGCATCACTCCTCCTGACGTAATCAAGCAGGCTGTTGACGCTGTGAAGGTATTGGGCCTTGACTTCGGTGCTGTAGACGTCATCTTCAACGATAAAGAACAGAAAGCGTATGTGTTGGAAGTGAACACAGCCCCGGGGCTGGCAGGAGAGACTCTGCAAGGCTACCTGAGACGTTTTGGACAGTATGTCAATGGTGAGGTGGCTCTCCCTCAACAAGAGGTCGCCAAGGGCTTTGTAGGAGATGTGGAGGTTGTTAAGCCACAGGCCCTAGAAGAGCTGCAAGCCATTGGTATTGCTATCCCCCGTGCTAAGAAAATCCCTGTGCCTGTTTGGGCTCAAGCTGTCTACCATGATGAGCAACCACCGGAAGATGAGGAAGTACTCTGACAGTAGGCGAATACTAGCCCCTTACGTTTTCTGTAGAAAATAATTTAGCAAAGGTGTGATGATGAAGAAGTTGAAATGGTTGGTGGAAGACGCGAATGGCAAGCACTTGGAGCAATGCTATTCACGAGAGCAAGCTCGTGACTCTAAGCGCTGGTATCTGGAGAATATGTTTGCTGAGTGGATTGGTGATTTTAATCCCCCCATTAAAATTATTCGTGAAGAGTGGGAACTTGTGGGTAAGAAGGTGGTCCGATGAACCCTCTCCAAACTTACAACACCATTGAGTTGCGTTATGCTGACACGGAGTTGGCTAAGCATCAGTTTGTTAAGTTGGCAGATGTAGAAGAGGAGATTGAAATTCTCCGAGCTGAGCGCTCTCATTGGCATCATATGTATAACCAAGAGGTGGATAACGATGTGTTGTGACAACTGGGACTCAATGCCAAGAGGGCCGGATGAGTCCTATACTAACTGCCCTAAATGTGGGGAGAGGGTGGTGTACAATAGCCAATGGAATGAGTACAGTGCGGTAGATCACTGCAATTACAGCCCTGTGGACTGCGACCTTTGCAGTTATGCCCCCTGCGATCAAAGCTGTTAATAACTAAGAGAGGTGTAAAGACTTGGGCCAGTGCGTTCTCAAGACGGCTCATAGCTGTGGTACCCGACAGGGTCTTCAGTGCTATGAGGAAGAAGATGGCTCGATAACGGGCTACTGTTTTAGTTGTAACTCTTATGTGGCATCTCCATTAGGGGTGGGTAAAAAGTTAGCGGACATTCCCAAGGCTCAACGTCTCACTAAGTCTCGTGAAGAAATTCAACAGGAGTTGGATGAGATTGGGGAGTGTGGGGTTGTAGACCTGCAAGACCGTAGGCTGAGGGCTGGCCCCTTAGAGTACTACGGAATCAAGGTGGGGTATGACCAAGCAGATGGAGCGACGCTTAAGTTTCTCTATTTCCCATACACTAACGATGACGTCCTACAGTCATACAAAGTTAAACTCATTGAAGGTAAGAAGTTCTGGTCTGTAGGTGACCAATCAGAAGTGGATTTGTTTGGTTGGGAGCAAGCTAAGGCTAGTGGAGCTAGACGTCTCATTATCGTTGAAGGAGAACTAGACGCTGTAGCTCTTAAGGTCATCTTCGATGGCCATGAGAAAGCTGAGTATAAGGACACCATCCCTGCGGTTTGTAGCCTCCCTCATGGGGCAGGGTCAGCACACAAGGACATCTCCCGGCTAGCCCCTAAGATTAAGAAGTTCTTCAAGGAAGTTAGCTTCTGTTTCGATGCGGATGAGCCGGGGCAGAAGGCCACGGAAGAGTGTCTTAAGATATTCCCCGGTGCCACTGTAATTACTCTCCCCTGTAAAGATGCAAACGATTGCATTCTCCAAGGCAAGGGTAAGGCTGCTTACAAGGCGGCTAAGTGGAACGTGGAGGTGCCTAAGAACACACGCTTGGTCTTTGGGGAGGGGCTACACGAGGCAGCTCGTGAGGTGGCTCAGTATGGTGAACTAACGTGGCCTTGGGACCACATCAATAGGAAGACACGGGGCATCCGATATGGCGAAACGATATATGTTGGTGCGGGTGTCAAGATGGGAAAATCCGAGCTCCTTAACGAGCTGGGTGCTCACTTCATTACTAACCATGGCGTTAAAGTATTCATGGCCAAGCCAGAGGAGGCCAACAAGAAAACTTACAAGCTTATGGCCGGTAAGGTGGTTGGTAAAGTCTTCCACGACCCTGATCGTGAATTTGACTTTGAAGCTTATGACAAAGCGGGTGAGGTGCTTAAAGGCAAGTTAGCAATGGTTAACTTGTATCAGCACTTAGGTTGGGACTCGTTGAAGGCTGACATCTATGCAGCAGCTAGTTGGGGGGCGAAGGTAATCTTCATTGATCCTATCACCAACTTGACTAACGGTATGGACGCTGCCTTGGCTAACATCAAGCTGCAAGAGATTGCACAAGAGTTGGCTGCCATGGCCCTAGACCTTAACCTCGTAGTGTTTATCTTTGTCCACTTGAAAGCGCCTGAGGGTAACATCTCCAAGGACGTAAGGTTGAAGATGTATGAGAACGGTAGATATATTGGCCTTGGCAATTGTCCTCATGAGCTTGGTGGGGACGTGTCTAGTAATCAATTCGCCGGTTCTAGGGCTATGATGCGTTCATGTAACTACATGCTTGCGCTTAAGGGCAACAAGGACGCCCTCTTGCAAGAGGGCGTACGTAATATGCGTGAGCTTGAGTTGTTAGAAGACCGAGAGTTTGGTGAGGTGGGTAACTTCCCCCTCTACTGGAATAAAAACGACACCCACTTCCATGAAAGGGAATAAGCTATGAGTATGTGTGATTGCAATCAAGGCCGTTTGCCGTGTAGCTGCAAGCCGAACGCCGTCCAAGCCGAACTAGCCGAACTGCAAGCCACCATCGCACGGCTGACGGCGGAGAACGAGCGGCTTGTAACTGAAGCATTGACGGACCGTCACGAAGCTTGGATGGCCGGAGCGAAAATAGGCAGGGAAGAGATCGAGCGGCTGAAGGAGGTGAGTCGTGGATGAAGAAGAGAAGAAATGCACTGAATGTCTCCAGTACGGCAGGGTTAATCATCGTGGGGTGTGTGAGTTCTGCGAGGACCCTTATGGCCAATCAGCCCTGATGGAGCTGGTTGAGCTTGGAGAAGCCATCCTAAGGGGACAAGAGTGAAGCAGATAAAGGTTGGTGAATATAAAAAGGCTGTTTGCTCACTCTGCGCCCTGCCAACACCTGCTAAATGGCGTAGCTCTGGCATTGGTATGCCTAACATGTATGTTTGTGACGGGCACCAAGGAGAGTTGATGCAGTTTGAAAGGGGTCATCGTGATGATGGCTACATGACAGAAGCTGATCATCAAACTTGGGGGAGATTGTGAACACAGTGCTTGAGGAGTTCTACAAGGAGCGTAGGGACGACTTAGTACGGCGCCTTAGCTATGGAGCAGGTACTCAATGGAACGCCGAGGACGTGCTTCAGGAGGCCTTTGTGAGGGCCCTCACCTACTGGGACACCTTCGACCCTGAGCATAAGGAACTCGGGGCTTGGTTCTCCACCATCCTTAAGAACTCCCTTCGTGACTTCAAACGTGACGAATGGTTATTTGGTATGGGAGAGGAGTTTGATGAGGAACAGTATGACCCTCAGGAGATGACCCTCAAGGAAGATGAGCTCATACGTAAAATCTATGAGCTAGTTGATGGGAAGATTGAGCCTCACCAAGAAATCCTCCTCCTCTACTTCGACAAACACTACTCCCCTAAAGATATTGCTAACATCACCCCTTACAAGGTGAAGACTATTAAGCAAGTGGTGTTACGCTTCAAAGCTGAGGTAAAGGAGAGGTATGGGACTTAAAGTCTATCTACTGTACGAGAGCGATGAAAATGCGTCTAGGGACGAACTACTAGACATATATCAAGAGGAGTCTTCAGCAGCTAAAAAGTGCTATGAACTCAACACCGACACGGATGATAGTGTAACCTACTACGTAGTGACAAGAGCACTTAACAGTGCTTGAAGCTGTCTTTGCTTGTCCCTATTGCCTAGCCCCACACCCTGAAGGTACAAGGACAAACAAGAAGTATTGTTCGACAAGGTGTGGCAACAACGCAAGGAATGAGAAGTGGAACGTACTCAACCGTGAAAAATATTTGCAAAGCCGCAGGGCAACTAACGCCAAGCGCAGGGCTACGCCTAAGGGTAAGTGGGTTGACCACAAGCACCGGGCAAAACAAAGTGGTATAGACTTCAACCTATCCTTTGAGGAGTGGTGGCAATTGTGGGAGCCGCACTGGGAGGATCGGGGGATTGGTGGGCTAGTTATGTGCCGGACTAATGACTCTGGAGCCTATGAGCTTGGCAATGTACGGATAGATACACAGGCCAATAACAATAGGGAGGCCTGCCTCTCAGGAGGGAGGGCTAAGTGTTAGAGGCCGTATTTGATTTGGAGTGTGATGGCTTCAACCCTACGAAGATTCACTGCGTAGCTATGCAAGTGGGAGGTAAGCTCTATGACGAGACGGACTACGACAGAGAGCGTTCCTTCTTCACCAAGGCTGATGTCCTTATAGGGCATAACATTTGTAGGTTTGACATACCACACACTGAGCGTCTCTTAGGCATTAAGATTAACGCTCGGTTGGTAGATACTTTACCACTTTCGTGGTACCTCTACCCTAAACGAGCTAAGCATGGCTTGGATGATTGGGGAGAGGAGTTTGGTGTACCTAAGCCTGTAGTTGAGGATTGGGACAACCTACCAATTGAGACTTATATCCATCGTTGCCGTGAAGACGTTAAGATTAATACCAAGCTATGGGAGAAGATATGGAAGGACCTCCTGAAGCTCTATGGTGACGCTGAGAAGGCTTGGAGGTTGATAGACTACCTTACCTTCAAGATGGACTGTGCGAGGGAGCAGGAGGCCTCACGGTGGCTCCTGGACGTACCTAGGTGTACAGAGCTAAGCCAACGCTTGTCTGCATTGAAAGAGGAGAAGGTAAGGGAGCTTGGGTTGGTAATGCCTAAGGTGGCTGACACCGTTAAGCGACTCAAACCCAAGAAGCCATTCAAACTTAACAAGGAACTGTCTGTAGCTGGTGCAACTTGGTTCGCCTTACTGGAAGCACAAGGCCTACCAAAGGATTACGAAGGAGTAGTGGAGGAGATTGTAGGTTGGGATGAGCCTAATCCGGGGTCTGTACCACAAATCAAAGCGTGGCTGTACAGCCTAGGCTGGGAGCCCATAACCTTTGAGTTTAAGCGGGATAAGGCAACAGGTGATGTAAGGCAGATTCCTCAGATCAACCTCAAAGAAGGCAAGGGTGTATGCCCTTCCATCAAGAAGTTGTTCAAGAAGGAACCTAACCTAGCAGTACTTGATGGTCTCTCAATCCTTACTCACCGTATTGCCCTGCTGAACGGCTTCCTAGCTAACGTGGATGATGATGGTTATGTCCAAGCGCAAGTACAAGGACTCACCAACACGTTACGCTTCAAGCACAGGGTGGTTGTCAACCTTCCGGGTATTGATAAGCCTTATGGCGCTGATATACGTGGTTGTTTGGTGTGCCCTGAAGGTTATGAGCTGGCTGGGTCTGATATGATGTCCTTGGAGGACAGGACCAAGCAACATTACATGTGGCCTCATGACCCTGAATACGTAAAAGAGATGCTGTCTCCTGACTTCGATCCCCACATTGACCTTGCAGTGTTTGCCGGGCTGATGTCACACGAAGATGGTGTGCTTTACAAAGCCGCTGATGAGGTGTTTCAACACACTGAAATCTACAAAGGGCTGAAGAGGGTTCGAGCTGTAGGTAAGAAGGTGAACTACACAGCTGTGTATGGCGCTGGTGGTGCAGCCATTGGGCGTGCTGCTGGACAAACCAAACAGAAAGGTGAAGCTCTCAAGGAGGTTTATTGGAAACGTAATTGGTCTGTGCTGGCAATAGCCGCTGAACAAGTGGTTAAGAAGTGCTTAGGTGGTATGTGGTTGTTCAACCCTGTCAGCGAGCTGTGGTACAGCCTACGCTATGAAAAGGACAGGTTCTCCACACTGAACCAAGGTACTGGTGTGTATTGTTTTGACAAGTGGATTATGGAGTTTAGGAAGACTCGTCCACAATTGACAGGACAGATGCACGATGAAGTTATCCTGACTGTAAGGAAAGGGTACAGGGAGCAAGTGGTTAAGCTCCTCAAAGACGCCATTGTAGTTGTGAATGGTGAACTTAAACTTAACAGAGAGCTTGATGTCGATGTCCAATTCGGCGATAGCTATGCGAGCATACACTGATGATCCAGCTGACTGAAGCAGAGTACAATAAGCTAACTGATGCCCGAGATAAGCTACAAGCCCTTGAGGCTGCTGGCGTAGATAACTGGGATGGTTATGATTATGCCATGGAAATTCTTAATGACGAAGAGGAAGCAAACTGATGTCGTTGAACGCACGAAACATTAAGCAACAAGCTAAAGGCCCACAGCAGGAAGCTATGGACGCTGGTACATACCCAGCACGAGTGGTACAGATCATTGACTGTGGCATCCAAGAGCAACGTCCCTTCAAAGGTGAAGCTAAGCCCCCAGCTCATGAGATTATGATTACCTATGAGTTCCTTGACGAGTTCTGCAAGGATGAAGAAGGTAATGATCAAGAAGACAAACCACGTTGGTTGTCTGAGTCCTTTCCTCTGTATAGCCTAGAGGCTGACTTGGCTAAGTCCACCAAGCGTTATTACGCCCTAGATCCTGAAGAAGTCTTCGGTGGTGACTTCACACTACTTGCCAGTGCCCCTGCGATGGTCACCATCAATCAATACGAAAGTAAGGGTGTGATGCGTAATGGTGTGAGCTCTGTAGCTGCTATGCGTCCTAAGGAAGCTGCTAAGGCACCTGAGCTGGTCAACCCATCTAAGGTGTTTGTCATTGACAACCCTGACCTTGAAGTCTTTAAGTCCTTGCCAGATTGGCTACAGGATAAGATTAAGAAAGGTTTGGAGTTCGCTGGCAGCCCTCTTGATGAAGCCCTGCGTGATGGGGGTAAGCCTGTTGCTAAACCAGCAGCTAAGCCTAACCCTAACCGTCAAGCCCCTGCTGCAGAGGAAGACGAAGGTGAAGAAGAAGTCCCATTGAATGCTGATGGTAACCCCATCTGGTAAGGAGTTGTATGTTAATCTATGTGTGGCCTAACGGTAACTGGATTTACGAGTGGGAGACTCACGGCTTTACTATGGAGCACATGACCACCCCAGAGGGCGGCCGCTGGGTTAATATAGACAAGCTGTGGGACTACCCTGACCTAACTGTTTGGGAGATTGAGGCAGTAGCTGGAGCCCTTGGTGACTGATGTTGGCTGGTGTGTTGTAGCCATACTGTTACTATTCGTCTTATTAATGTACAAGAACGTTGAGGTATTTTGTGGAAGTTAAAGCAGGCGATTTCGTGGAAGTAGTTGTAGACACTCTTGAGAAAGATGGCATTGCTCAGGGCAGTCAACTCTACCTAGCAGGGGATACGCTAGTACGTGAGTCAGAGGTTGACCCATACCTCTACCGTAAAGTGTTTGTAGCAGCACGTATTAACGATGGTCACATTAACGCTGAGGAGAAGCCCTTCTTGGTGCGTGGTGAGAGCCTAGTACGTGTGACTGATGAGGAGGAGGTTCGCCTCACTGCCATCTATAATGAGGACTTCGGCGGGGAGGAGTGATGCGTTGTCTTATCGACTCAGACATTCTCGTATATGAGATTGCTAACTGTGGTCAGTTCACTGACCCTGACACTGGTGAACTTGTTGTCCGAGAGTTTGACTTCGTGGCTGGCCTACTAGACCAGAAGATTCAGGAGATTGAGGCGGAGTGCTGGGCTACAGAGCCCAGTGTCCTCTACCTTACTGGTGACCGTAAGCTCACTAAGAGTGTCAACAAGAAGCTGAAGCACGAAGGGAAGCCAGAGGTTGAGTTTAAACCTAACTTCCGCTTTGAAGTGGCTAAGCAGAAAGACTACAAAGGTACACGTAAACAAGAAAAACCGTTCCACTACAATAACATCCGCGAGTATATGCTGGCTAACTACCCGTGTGTAGTCGCTGAAGGTATGGAAGCAGACGATATGATCTGTGTGGAACTCAAACGTAATGGCGACAAGCTTGACGTAATCTGTTGTTCAAGAGACAAAGACTTACGTATGGTCGCTGGCATGCACTTTGGCTGGGAATGTGGCAGACAACCACAATTTGGCCCTAAACGGGTGGACAACATTGGCTCGCTCACGCTCAAAGAGACGCAAGGTAAAGACGGCAAGATCAGTTACATCCTCAAAGGGGTTGGACTTAAGTTCTTTTATAGCCAACTTATCACAGGGGACTCCGTTGACAACATTCCGGGACTACGGGGTGGAGGTCCGGTTCTTGCTTTCAACTCCCTTAACGACCTTACCACAGAAGAAGCAATGTTTGAATGTGTGGCGGGCCTATATGAAAAGAAATATGGGGAAGGTTACAGAACAGAGTTGAGAGAGCAATGTGATTTGCTATGGATGATTCAGGAGCTAGACGCTGAAGGGAATCCAATCAAGTACGTTATGTGTGACGAACGAGGTGGACAATGATCGTAGTAAAGACGTGTGATGGCAACGAGCATAGATTCGGGACAGGGCGTAAGTACAATTTCAAGCACTTTCGTAAGTACCTATACATTTACGACTATTCACACAATACCATAGCAGTGTTTACACTATCAAGTGTGACCGGCTGGTGGGAGGAATGACAATGAAGTGGCAAGGTAAAGAGTTGAGTGAGTATAGCAAGGGTGAGTTGATGGTCATCATCGAAGCCCTCTACCGCATCACTGAGCAACAAGCTCGACGTCATGTACAAGAGCTTGAGAACTTGATTCACCCTAAGGAGGATTGATTGGGCAGACCTATGGGCGAGCTTGTCAAGTGTGACGGCAAGTGGAGCCAAGCCAAGTTCAATAGTTTCATTAAGAACAACCTACGGAGTGCTACACGTAAGTGGGCACCCATTCAGCAGTGTAAGAAACGTGCTCACGTCAGCAGGGGTTTATACAAGTGCGAAGGTTGCGGGTTAGAGGTTCCGCTAACTATCTATGACGAGGATAAACGTAAGCGCGTTAAGAACATCTTCATTGACCACATCGTCCCTATCATTGACCCTGCTGTAGGGTTCACAACTTGGGATGAGTGCATTGAGCGTATGTTCTGTGACTCAAGTAACTTACAACTCCTATGCGGCGATTGCCATAAGGAAAAGTCTATTGAGGAAGTTGGTATTGCTAAGGAACGTCGGAGACGTGCCAAAGAAGAACAATTCGATGATGATGATGAGGAAGACAGCTTTGAAGAAGAATAACAGTCCTAAGTTCGATGATGTCCAGAACGTTTGCTTGCGTACATGGAACCGTTGCGCAATTGTGTTCAATCTACGTGCTGATGTTGGGGAAGAAGAAGCCCGCAACTACGTTGCCCAGTTTGATGACGTAAGTAAGAAACAGATTAAGGCCATGTTTGATTACATTGCTGTTAAGGGTTACACCAATGTACGCTGTGAAGTAACTAATGGTGCAATGGATAAGCGAGTGGTTGCACAATGAGTAAGGCCTCAGAAGATTATGAGATGGCCATGAGCGTTGGCTACAGCTGTGGTATCTGTACGGTAGATGGGGCATTTTGTCAGGTTGCCAGAAACTATGACTCCTTTTTCCTTATTGAAGAGTCTGTAGAAAGGTTGAATAATCTTAGCTCTTACATCACCAAGCTAGGTACTTGGGAGAAGACAATACAGGAGGCTATGGGGCAGAGGTGGTGTGACCAGCGAGATGCTGAAGAGATAGCCTTTTGGGAGGTACAGTAATGAGTGGGGGGTGCAGTCTCGGCGTTGGGTGCGACGAATGCGGGGTTTGTTACGCTGAAGCACATGGTCAACCAGACCAGTGTGGCCACTCCCTACCCACTAGTGGGCTAGCTTCCCGTTACAATACGGGTAAGTCTCCCCTCTCCATGGTCCTTGAGGCCCGTCATGCCTTGGAGGGCATGGCTGGTGTCCTAGAGTTTGGGGCTAAGAAATACAACCGTGGTAACTGGCATAAAGGGCTGCCACATGCTGACATCTGTGACTCTCTTCTGCGTCATATCTCAGCCTACCTTAGCGGTGAGGATATTGACCCTGAGTCAGGTAAACCACACGTAGACCACATCTTCTGTAACGCTATGTTCTTAGCCGAAGGTTATAGAACCCACCCTGAGTTAGATAATCGAAGCGAGGAACTCAAACGTGCCAAAGAACATTCTAGTGATACCGGACACACAGATTCGACCAGACAACTTGGAGCTGAACCGACCTCTTTTGTCAGCGATTGGTCAATTGGTGGTGGACTGGCGCCCTGATGTAATTGTCCACATTGGTGACCACTTCGATATGAAGAGTCTGTGTCACTATGACTTTCCTAAGAACAACCGTATGGTGTTTGATGGGGCCGAGGTTTTAGAAGATGTACAAGCAGGGCGCATGGGGCTGTTCCACTTGACTAAGCATCTTGCTAGGCTACAATACCAGCAAGTGGTTAACAAAAAGAAAGTCTACCGCCCTGAGATGCACTTCACCTTAGGTAACCATGAACAGCGTGTTGAGCGCTACAACGAGCTCAAGGGCCTAGTGGACTTAACAGGTGAGATTGAGGCGTTTGGCTTTAAGGTGCATCCATTCCTTAAGCCTGTAGAAATTGAGGGAGTACATTTTGTCCACTACGCTTACAATGCTATGTCTGGCAAACCTATCGGTGGCACTGCTGAATATAGGCTTAATAAACTTAAACTCTCCTTTGTTCAGGGTCATGAACAGACATTTAAGTACGCTCAAGAATACCTCAATGATGGCCGGAAAATCTCAGCCCTCGTCGGAGGTTCTTGTTACCTTCACGATGAAGAGTATAAGGGTTTTCAGGGCAACAATCATTTTAGGGGTTGTTTCAAGTTGCACAATGTTCATGACGGCATGTATGACCTTGAGCAAGTTAGCGTAGAGAGGTTGTTAGGTAGATGAAAGCTTCGTTCTGGCTAAGTTTGTTTAAAGAGTATGAGAGGGCTTACCGAAAAGACCATATCCCACTCTACATGGTTCCAGTTAGATTTGAGCTGGATGGAAGGGAGATAGAGGTGACTCATAGAATTGAGGCAGATGACCTAATCACTTTTAAGTGCAGTGAGAAATTGACTAAGTGAGCCCATACTTACAAGCCCTTATGGTGTTCCTAGCAGCGTTCGGTAACGTCCTGCTGCTGGGGTTCCAAAGTAAGCTAATGAGGGACAACAAATGGTTCTTCAGCTTCTTCACTAGTTGGGGTATAACCTTCGCTCAAGTGGCTGGCACATGGGCCATTGCTAATAACCACTTAGGCATACCAACCTTAGTGGCCTTCTCTGGGTTTGGGGGCAGCTTAGGTATTGTCTCAGCCCACTTCTTGTACCAGTGGTATGATGGGAGGAACAGTGCTGGTACTGATGTCCTTGTTAATAACAAACTTAGTGGTGATAGTCTTCCAGCAAAGGTTGTCGGAACAATCCCCCGTCGCCATGCTGGCAATTAACACTGCATTCTTGTCAGTTCTTTTCTTCTCCTATGTGGTGATTTAAATGCAACTACAACCAACAAAGAAACATGAGCTCTACGACGTAGCCCTCCATGACCGCAAGAACATGCCTGTAGTGGCGTATGGGAGCGCTGGGACAGGTAAGACATATGGTGCTGTAGGTCGAGCTGTAGAGTGGCTTGACGGGGCTCGTAAGAGCCAAGTGATCCTAGCACGCCCTAACGTCTCCTTTGCCAACACTAACGGCTTCCTTCCCGGTGGGGAGCGTGAGAAGCTCCTCCCTTGGATTCGCCCTCTCCAACAGAACTTCATTGCACATGGGGTGGGTATCGCTCATCAAGAAGACCTTGAGAAGAATCGACGCATTCAATACTACATGCTTGAACACATTCAAGGCCTCACTTGGGACAATGCTCTCGTCATTGTTGACGAATGTCAGAACATGTCCTTTGAGCAGATTAAAGTGCTGGTTACTCGTATGGGCATGTACAGTAAGCTTGTATTGTGTGGGGACGTAGCACAGACCAGTCCTTTGTTTAAGAACTCTGGGCTTGCTGAGTTTGTTGACATGGTGGAACGTCTGGACTTACCAGTGCATACCATCCACTTCACTCGTGATGATGTGTTACGCTCTGAGCAATGTAAGATGTTCATTGGGGCGTTCGAAGACTGGGAGGCACGTAAGTAATGGGGCTTATTAGTGCTTTCAACGAGGTGCTGTCATGTATTTTGACAGGCCTCTCGGTAGCCATATTCTTAGCCTTGTTTGCTAGGTTTGGTTGGCTACCTTTGCTCTACCTAACAACAGAAGAACCACCAAAAGAAGAATCTCAAGGAGAATAAAGGTTTGATGGAAGCTGATAAGAAGGCCCTTAGCGACATTACGGTGTTTAATAAATATGCCAAGTTCATCCCTGCTAAGGGCCGACGAGAGAATTACGAAGAAATTGTAACACGCAACAAAGAGATGCATCAACGTAAGTACCCCCAACTAGCTGGGCAAATTGAGGACGTGTATGTTAACTACGTACTTAACAAGCGTGTACTTCCTTCTATGCGTAGCCTCCAGTTTGGTGGGCGTCCTATTGAGCTGGCTCATAATCGCATCTTCAACTGCGCCTATATGCCAGCAGAAGATTACCACTTCTTCCCGGAGCTCATGTTCCTTTTGCTTGGCGGCACTGGGATGGGTTACAGTGTTCAACGTCATCATGTATCTAAACTACCTCCAGTAACGGAGCCTAAAAGCCGTGACTACCACAAGTTCCAAGTACAAGACTCTATTGTCGGTTGGGCTGACGCAATTAAAGTTGTGGCTAAGGCCTTCCTCTGTGGAGGTGCATTACCAGCTTTTGATTATCGAGACATACGTGAGAAAGGATCTGAGTTGGTTACGACGGGAGGCCAAGCTCCCGGCCCTGATCCTCTGCGTGCTTGTGTTGATAAGCTTATTGTTGTATTTAGCAGTGCTGTGGGTCGCAGTTTACGCCCTCTTGAGGTACATGACGCTGCTTGTATAATTGCTGATGCTGTATTGGCTGGTGGTATTCGACGGGCTGCAATGATCAGCCTCTTCGATCTTAGTGATGAAGAGATGATTACATGTAAGTCTGGTAATTGGTGGGAAACACACCCTTATCGGGCACGCTCTAACAACAGTGCTGTACTCGTACGAGGGGAGGTGACAGTTGACCAGTTCGTCCGACTTATGGCTCGTGTTGAAGCCTCTGGCTGTGGCGAGCCGGGGGTTTATTGGAACAACAACCGTGACTGGGGGACGAACCCTTGTTGTGAGATTGCTCTTGAACCCTACCAGATGTGTAATCTCACTGAGATCAATGCGAGTCTTATCAGGGACCAGTCAGACTATAATGGGGCGTCACATGCCGCAGCTTTTATTGGCACTCTCCAAGCCGGCTACACAGATTTCCACTATCTTAACCCCAAGTGGCGGGAGACTTGTGAACGTGGTGCGCTTCTAGGTGTATCTATGACTGGCATCGCCAGCCGAACTGTGACAGAACTTAACATGAAAGAGGCGGCCAATGTCGCTAAACAAACCAACCGGAATGTCGCAAAGGACATCGGAATACGTCGTGCTGAGCGTATTACTACTGTTAAGCCCGCTGGCACTACTAGCCTTGTTCTCGGCTGCTCTAGTGGTATTCATGCTTGGCATAACGATTACTATATCCGACGCATGCGTGCAGGCAAAGACGAAGAACTAGCTCAGTACATGATGAAGGTGGCTCCAGCGCTCGTAGAGCAGGATGTGATGGTACCCCATCAGGTGGTATTGTCCTTCCCTCAGAAAGCTCCTGACGGGGCTTGTGTGCGCTCTGAGAGCATCTTTAACCTACTGGACCGGGTTAAGAAGGTGAGTCAAGAGTGGGTTGATGCTGGACACGGTAAAGGGGACAATCGACACAACGTATCCTGCACCATTAGCGTGAAGGACAACGAGTGGGAGGAACTCACCAATTGGATGTGGATTAACCGAGAGCATTACAATGGCATTAGCGTGTTGCCTTACTTTGGTGCTGAGGCTTACCCTCAGTTGCCCTTCGAGGACTGCACCAAGGAAGTATATGAGTCACTACTCGTCCACCTCGAAGCAATCAACATTGACGAAGTGTTTGAACAAGATGGCAAGGCAATCAACCTTGCTGGTGAGCTTGCCTGTGCAGGTGGGTTCTGTGAGCTGGTGTGAGTGGCCTGATATGACCTTCCCACCAATAAACCTTTGGAGTGCACCTAAATGGGTGAAGTAGTTGACTTAAACCCTGCATCAAATCCTGACACTGTACTTAAGGAGGCCGTTAAGGCCTTCAAGGAGGTGTTGATCCTAGGGTATAACCATGAGGGCTATATGGAGGTGAGGGCCTCTACAGGGCTTGGTGACAAGGCGGAGCTGCTGATGTTAGTAGAGCAGTTCAAACACTCTCTGATGAATGGGGACTATGATGATGACTAGTGCAATGCTAGAGGGCTGAGTTTCCTTTAGGCAAAGAAAAGCCCCAATTAAGGGGCTTGACTTTTACCGCTTACTTATCTGTACTTCCAACTTAGTTACACTGTTAGACAACCTATCTACAGTGCTAGTTAAGTCCTTGAGGACCGAGAGGGTTGCATCCTGCACCTTCTCTTGGTTCGCTAGCTTAGTCTCCAAGACCTTAGTTTGAACGCTAAGGTCCTTGGTTTGACTAACGTCCCTCTTGATGTCTTGCACATCTCCGTACAACATCCCCACGCCAAACACCAAACTCCCCACTGCTACAAAAGTCTGAGTCCAGCCTGACACCTTCGAAGTAAAGTCTGTCATCACTTACCTCGCTTACTAGCGAAGATGTCTGTAACCTTCTTGATACCAAAGGACGCTGCGAACACTACCCCAATGAGGTATTGATACCATTCAGGGCACTCTGAGAGTGTAACAAACCCACTCTGTACTGTCTCCTTCATTCCCGGAATGAACGCTAGAATCATAGGGATGGAAACAAGGATGGTAAGCCACTCATCCTTCCAGCTAGACTTACTAGCCTCCGCTTGTATGTTATCCCAGTTAGCTTCATTGGTTAGCTGAGTAACTTCCTTAGAGATTGTAGCTTCCTGTATCTTCTGTTTGCCCTCAAGCCATGTGGTAACAATACCACCTAGCGGGCCAAGTAGAGCTGTAAACCACATGTTAACTCCTCAGGAACAACTCTCGTTCCTCATGTCTACGGTTAGTCAAACCATTAACCACTTTGCCGTTATCCTTGTTCCACCTTGGAAGTTGGTTAGCGGCACCCTCGTAATCTCCAGCGTTCAACAACTTGAGAAGAGTTGAGGATCGGAACGCACCTCCCCCCACGTTGTAGACAAAGCTTACTAGAGCGTCAAACTGATTCTGTGTCAACTTAACCTTAACTGCCTCATTGACATGCCCCTCAGCGACCCTGAGGTCGCGTGTGAGGAGTCTCTCAGCCTCAGAGAGGGGAATGGTTAGCCCCTCCCTTACATCAGCCCCTGTGTGACCATAGCCAATGGTCCACACACCACCACCATCCTTGTACGCTGTAAGGCGTAGCCCTTCGGCAGTCTTGATTGCTTGTTTGTTTTGAGTAATCATTTCTTACCTTTAGGTTTCGCCTTAGCTTTATCCTTACCCTTGTAACCACCCTTACCAAACGGGACAAAACCTTTAGGGGCTTTCTTCTTAGCAGCCATTATTCTTCACCTTTAGTAGCGTCTTGTTTAACACCAAAGATAGCCTCAGAGTACTTGTCGTAAGAGGCCTTGTAGTTTGTATTACCACTCAAGTGAGCGTCCATCCGAAGCAGCTTGTTCATCACGCTCCCAACCTTAGCATTAAGGTCTTTCACCTTGTTCCTAACCTGAGGGCTATTAGCACCAGGACCTTCAGCACGGAACACCACACCACCTCCCGAGAAGAAAGGCTTAATTTGTGAAGTAGTAGGGGTAGCCGAGGATGGCTGAGTGTCATTCACAGGACCAGTTGCTGCTTGGTATGTACTAGAGCTACGCGAAGGAATGTAAGTAGACTCATACTCCTTCTTGAGCAAAGGCAACACTTGGTCAATGTATTGAGTCTGCAAGATGGTACTAGCGTTTTGAGCAGCGTCTTGATACACGCCACCACCCTTGCTAGTGAACTTGCCGAACTCAGGGCTGGCCAAGAAGTCAACCACTTGATTATACTCAGCAGGGTTGTTAACTGCTACGCTGTGTACATCAATACCTTTAAGCACGTTAGTGATGTTAGCATTAAGCTGCTCTTGAGTCTCTTCCTTAGGCCCTTGTGTAACACCAGTGTCGTAGCTGCTCATAGAGCTCTTGAGGATGCCTAAGTAGTTACCTACGTCAGCCTTCTCCTCTGGAGTGTCTGGCAGCACATCAGCAGGCTTAGTCTCTACGTTGTTGTTCTTGTCCAAGATGGACATGACAGCTTCGTTAACACCGGGGATCAGAGCAAGGTTAGCGTTACCTAACAGACGGCTAGTAGCCACCACCTGAGCAACCTTAGGGTCACCGAGTTGGTTCTTCATCTGGAGAGCTACAGTACGCTCGTTCTCGTTGCTCAAGATTTGCTTATCAATCTCACCATTGAAGAACTTAATGGAGTTCTCGTAGCGCATACGCATAGGGGCTGTGATGTTGTTAACGTAATCCCCACCAGCATCTCGACCTACACTAGAGGTGAGCTGAGTGATGGTAGCGTACTGTTGATCAGCAAGTTGGATAGCTTCCTGTCTAGTAATCTCGTTACGAGACAGCTTGTCCTCAATCTGCTGCAAGTCTTGGTTGAACTTGAAGTTATAGCTGTCAGCAATACCACCTACAGCTTGACGGGACTGTTGTTGTTGACGAGCTTCCACCAAGTTAATCTTAGCAGTTTGTTGGCTATACCCAGCAGTCACCTGTTGGATACGGTCAGTAGCTAGGCCAATCTTAGCCCGTTGAAAACCAACCTGAGCGCTCGCTAGCTGGAGAGCGTTCTGTTGAGCGTTGATGTCAGCCTCATGACGCTTGAACTGAGAGTAAGCAGCAATACCAGCCTGTTGTTCCTCAGGGCTTGCAGTAGGCTTAATCCAACCAGCTAGGCTAGCTTCCTTCTGCAAAGCAACATTAATCTTCTCTTGCTCAGTGCCCTCAGCAACAATCTTACCAAGGCCAGCAGTGTTGATGATGTCCGCTTGTGTAGAGGCAAGAATCTTAGTGAGGCTAGGGTTGTTACTAATCTCATCAGTATAGTTCTTACGCATACGCATACGAGCTTCTTGAGAAGACATAGCCCCTTGCTCTACAGCATCGGCCAGCTTAAGTTGCTTCTGGCTGAAGGAGGTGACAACGTTATTGAGGTTGTTCTCTTGGTCAACCTTCTGTTTGTTTTGAATCACTGTAGCGCCAGCGGACAACAACTTAGACCCAATGTTAGCCAAAGAGTTGATGGCAATCAGAGAGCTATTGTCAGTGACTGGTTGTGCTGGAGTAACGGACCCCTGAGGGGGCCCGCTAATTGGAGTACTAAAGTCGGCCAAAGTTATTCTCCCTCTGGGTCTTTGTAGCTGTTGATGAAGTCAACAGAGTCCATTAGTTGTTTACGCTTCTCTTCGTTAATGTTAGGCAACGCCTTAATCAAAGCCTTAGTCTCCCCAGCATCTTGCATGCCAGTCATCCGAACAACGCTCTGATACATACGAGCGTCTCCGTTCATAACATCCTGACGTAACAATTGGTTCACAATCTCCTTAGCACGGAAGTCATCATTACCCCAATGTCTCCAAGCCTCAGTGTATACGCGAGTGATGCCTGAAGCTTCTGCTGGTTTGATGCCTTGGCGTACTAAGTGCTTCTTGTAGTCACCATACCACTTCTTAACGTCATCCTCGTAGGCCTTAGAGGCCTTGTAAGACTTGTCATTGACATAGAAGCGCTGAGTCTCATCCATGGTTGGGAAACCAAATATCTGAGCTAGGGCTTCAGCAGATGCTACTTGTGGGTCAGTGATGCCACCCATAGTATTGATCTTCTGTTGGTACTTCATAGCATAAGCTGCCTTGAACGCATTAGAATAACCAGAGGACAACTTAGCAAACTCCTGAGCTACCTCAGAGAACTTGGTTGGGTCATCATAGTCATCAGTCAAGTTGAAGTACTTAGCCGCTGTCTTAGCAAAGTTAGTCAAGCGTGGGTTGTTGCCAAAGAGCAACTGACCACTAGGCGTAGAGCTTACGATAGTGCCCACATCTGTTGAGAACAGGGAGTGGATGAACTCGTAAGTACCAAACATGTCCAACGGGGCTAGGCCAGAGAAGTCAATGTTAACGTCTTCACCTGTAGAGAGGCTCAGGAGCTTGTTAAAGACGGCTCCCTCAAGACCCTGTACCACCACATCCCTTGTACCCGGGTCGTCTGGCAGAGCGTCTCCAAAGACGTTGTACATGGCAGCAGGAGGTAGGGTGTACATGATTGAGTTGAAAGCAGCCAACCTAATCTTCTGTTGCTTAGTTAAGTTACGGTTAGTGGTCATTGTCAACATGGCCTTGTGTGGCACTTGCATAAACTGGAACACCGTACTAAGGGCGTTCTGGTTGTATGGCAAATCACCAGCAGCGTTCATGTTGTAAGTGAAGTTACGAGAGGCTGCTGAGATGTTCTGCAACACCTCTTGGCTATTCATATCAGCACCCTTACGGAACGCTTGGTCATAGAAAGACAAGTAAGCTGACAGGGTGTTAACATACTCCCCCGAGTCAAAGCCAACCTTACGGGACCAAGTGATTGGCGCTGTAACGGCACTCTTCAAGCGGCTAGCAGCAGTCTGGTCAGCGAGGTTAATCAAACTACCACGTACCAAGTTCTGCTTGTCAATGGACGCTACAAGGCCTGTGTCACTGAAGTTCTTGAAGGCAGCTTCAGCCATTTCCTTAGTCCAACCACTCCCCTTCAGCAGGCTCTCAGACACTTCAATACCCAACTCCTTGGCTGTGATGAGAGTTATCTGTGGCACGGCCCTGCCCCGCAAGAACCACGTTGGGTTAATTGCAAAGAGTTGCACGGCCTGATGACTCTGTACCACGAACTGACGGAAAGGGTTAAGAGCCAAGTACAGGTTGAACGCAAGGGATTTACCCATGGCGCTAGGGCCACGAGCATCACCCATCCAACGAGCAGCAGCTTCAGCTTTAGACAAGTGCTTGTTACCAGCAGCTTCAGCCAAGAACTTCAGAGACGACTTATACACATCGTCAATGTGGTTGATGTAGCCGTCCTCAAGGTACTTGAAGTACTCGAAGGTAGAGCGTGCATCAGCCAACTTCTTAGCGTCCTTAGCTCCACCCCCACGGTATTGAATGTCAGCCACGTTGCCGGGGTAGACTTTCTGTCCATACTTGCCGTCAGGGAAGAACTCACTGTACTGATTCAAGGCACGTTGCTTACCAGCATCAATCATGTCACGCATCTCAACACGTCTGCCAATGCTACGAGCAGAGTGCACAAGAGCGTCTACAGGACTCATGATGTTAGCTTGGCTAGGGTCGATGCTGCTGGTAGCGTCCTCAAGGCGTTGGCCACGAGTACGTTGAGCAGAGCGCCCACGAGCCTGTGCAATATCCCAGTACTCATCACTAGAAGTGTTAGCCGCTTTCAAGTCCAACCGATTGTAGTACTCACCACCATCAGTGGCGTACATACGAGCAGTGAGAATGTCAGCTTGCTTCTTGTTCTTAGCAGTGGCTACGGCTTTCTCGTACAACACTTCACCCTTAGAGTTCTTCACCTTCTTAATAATGAAGTGAGGGTCGATGTAGTTGACAGAGTAGTAACCCTTACGGTAAGCCAAGACGTCCGTGCTGTTGTTAATGCCACGCATATAGTTCTTGCCCGGCTTGTTAGTATTAATCACAAACTCCGCAGCATCATCACCAACTTGCATTGGTTGACGTAGTTGGGCAATCTCCCCTTCCTTAGCGTACAGCTCAGCAATGTCTTGCTTGCCTAAGTGCTTAATCTCACCAGTGGTGTGATCGTACACCTTGACAGAGCTACCCACTTGGTTACGAGCTACAGGCTTAGCGAACAGCCGTGTGTCATGCTCAGCGTCAATGAACTCTTTATATCCACGGTTACGCAGGCTCTTAGCGAGGTCAGCGTTCTCCAAATGGTACACAGTGTCCCAGTAGTTACGCCAAGACTTCAGAGCCTCAATCTCTTTAGGGCGGAAGCCATCAGCCACCATCTTACTGTAGTTGAGGTCAAGACCTTGGGCGTTAGCCTCACGGATGATTGTCTCTACAGCAGCTTGACGATCAACAGGAATGGACTTCATTGTCTGAGCAAAGTCATCCCCAATCTCAATGAGCTTCTTCTCAAGGTTAGCAGAGCGATCCACTGCAACAGCGGCCCCCTTGGTAACCTCAGGACGGAACATAGAGGCAGCATCAATCACATGACGTTGTAGGCTACCAGCACCCAACGAAGACAGACTAGGACCATTATAGCTAGAGAAGATGCGGTCAAAGATGTTATAGTTGACATCGAACTTAGCCCACTCAGTTACGTCAGCAGGGGAGAACTTATACTTGTGATCCACTTGGATCAAGTAGTCACTCTTACGCTTAACAGTAACACGAGAGCCAATGTCAGTTTGAGTGACAACATTACCAGCAGCATCTGTCGAAGTGACTAGGGAGGGTTCCTGCCCTGCCAGCTCAATGCGTTTCTGAGCCACTACCTTGCCCTCTACGAGGCCTTGCAGCTCTTCCTTGGGCACGGGTACGTAGTTAGTCCCTTCGCGTCTCAGGAGCGTCACAGCTTCTTCAGGAATGCCGTAGTCACGCATAGCCCACTGAGCCATGTCAATGGCGTCTTTAGCTGTGCTAAAGCCACCTTGGGGTGGGCCATAGATAGCCTTGATACCAACACCATCATCCAAGTGCTCAATGTTAAACATCTCTTTCCGAGCCACTAAACCGTGAGCCGAATAGAAGTCGTTAACTACAGCAGCACGAGTGGCAACCTTCTCAGTCTTGTCGTAGAAGATATCGCCACGATTCTCCACAAAATCCATAACACCAGCGTCAGGAGTAACCTCTTGATCGTGAATGCGCTCAGGGTTACCTACTTTATTGCGTACAGCACCTTCTACACCACTGATCTCAGGGGCAATGTCGTTACCTACAGCATCAGCTCTGCTAGTGCCATAGAGGGCCTCTGAGGCCTCCCCAGTCTCATCAGCAGCGGCCATCTCATGTGTGGCAGCAGCCTTAGCTGGGTTGGTGTCCTTGTAGTTCTGACTGACAGTAGTAGGCTGCACTTGAGAGCGTGCAGACTGACGTACAGTGTCACGAATGGCAGACTCAGTGAGCTCAGCCCCACGGAAGGCACGTCCTACAGCCTTAACACCACGAGCAGCAATACCACCCAGTACAGTGAGGTCCAGTACGCTCACAGCGTTGTCAACCCACTTGTCTACGTCATCATACGCACCATCTTGCAGGACAGTTTGTAGGTACTGTACCTTGGCATATTCGTTAGAATCTGGTGAGACGATTGCACTGTTGGCGTTAACTGCGTTGATGATCTTCTCAGTCATCTCAATACGTTGGTCAATGGGCAAGCCCACCAACATATCCTTAATACTCTTCTTGGACGAACCAAGCAAGGTGAGGGCGGAGCCATAAGCCCCAGCTGTCCCAGCGCCCAAGTCCTTCTGGATGGTGGCTACATACTTCTGCTCTACGTATGGTACGAACATATCGAAGATGTCAGAGAACGCCTTAGTAGCGTCTGGGTTCTTCGTAGCAGCGGACTGGTTCAATACCTCTTGTTGCATGAGTTTATAGTTGTTAATCTCATGCAGGGAGTCGGCCAAAGACACACGTACAACCTCTTGCTCTACAGACTCATGACCAGCATCAGCCTCTAGGGCTTGCTGAGAGAGGATGTTACGGGTGTTGTACATGGCGCTGGTGTCATCGTATACGTTCATTGCTGCTTGACGCTTAACATCATCAGAGATGGTAGGGTCAACCATTACGTCAACCAAAGCTGCTCTGCTCTTCTCAAACTGTTGAGTACGGGCGTAGTTGACCAAATCGTCAGAGGCTTGAGACTTACCTTCCATGGTAAGCTCAGAGCTGACTTGACGGTACTTGTCTACCGCCTCTGTAGGGTCTGCCGACATTGCAGCAACGTGGGTGGCTAGATTGTTGATAGACGAGCCACTTACCACTGGAGCTACAGAGTCTTTACTAGTTACGAAGTCGTCCAACCCCGGAGTAAATGTGCTGCTGAAATCATCTAAGCTAGCCATACATTTCCTTATTAACCAAAGATACTTTGTGAGCGAGTCTGAGGGGCGGTCGCTGGAGAGGAGCTCTGCCCAACTGGTGGATTGATGTTAGGGCTACCTGAACCAATCTGCCCAATAGCAGCCCCAAAGATGCTGCCAGACACTTGTCCAATTGCACCCCAAGTTGCCCCTTTCATGTCAGCATCCGCTGCGGATTGGGTCAACCCACCTATAGCACCAGCAGAATTCTGTTGGCGCTGCATGCCAGCTAAGTTACCACCAATCAGTGTCCCGAGGGCACTAGTGGCGCCCAACTCTCCGGAGCTTTGACTCACCCCTGTATTCTGAGAGGATTGAAGCACTTGAGCCCGTCGGACTCGTTCCTCTCTGATTTGAGCACGTCTACTCTGATTCTGTTGGGCGGCCTGTTCCGCTTGACTCACTTGAGCAGCCTCTTTCCTATCCTTGGCCGCTGCCTTAGCTTGTCTATTCTGTTGGTATGCAGAAGCTGCTGTAACTACAACTGCTGCGATTGCTGCACCTACAGCCATCTTACACCTCCCTCAATTCCCACACTATAAGCTGCATGTTCTCATCAGCCTCTGGTACGGGGATATCAATAAAGCCCCCACCCACCAACCTAGCAAAATGTCTACTAGGTGTGTAGGCGAAGAGGCGCTCATAGCCCATAGTCTCAAGACTCTTCTTAATCTCTTGGAAGGCTTGTCGGGCAAACTTAATTTCAGCTTTACCCAACTCCCCCTTCACTTCAACATGGAAGAAGGCTAGGCCGTCATGGAAGTCCACGTCAGCCTTAAAAGCCTCATCCTCATACGCTGTAACGGCATTATACATTACTGTTGTTCCCCATAATCATAGACCAACCTAATAGGTGCATGTGCTTGTCTGGCTCTGACTTAAACAGAAGAGACAGGACTTTACCTTGACCCCTCAACTTGTTCCTAGATTGGACAGTGGCATAGCCATTGTCAAAGGTATCAGCATCGTTAAGTGGCATGTAGTGCCTACGGAACTTGTACGCTTGAAACTCCCTTCCCCACTTGCCAGAGTTAGCGCTGTTAGCCCAATCCCATTGCACTTGCATTAAGCAAGACGATGGGTTAGTTGGGAACAGGTCACCATTGGCGTCAGTGGAGAACCCGTCTTCTGTCTTGTTGAAGTGTGTTGTAATGTAGGGCACTTGCTTAGCCCTTTGGTAATCCCCACCAGAGATGTACCCTGTGAGAAGGAAGGACTCTGCATCAACACCCGTACCATTAACACTACGCCAATCCCTGTGGCCTTGGTCCCTATAAGAGCCGAAGGTGAAAGAGAGCGTTGGGGCAATACCTGTAAGGATAGCGTAGATAACTTCCTTAGTTGTAGATTGTGTAATGTTATCGACAATCGTAACAGGTTGGCCGATAACAGTAACAGGAACTGTATTTACGGTGACTGGTACGTTAACCTCTAGGGTGCGGAATGGTGGGACTATCACTCCAGTCAAGGGGAGGGGTAATCTGCTACCCTCATTAACCTGACCAATAGTGGCCGGGTAGAACGCCCCAATAGTGGTGTCTAAAACCAACTCTCTGGCCTTAATCCCACTATTAATCCTGCCGCCGTACAGCCAACGGATCTTCTTCTCGTAGGTGTCATACACACCTTTGCATGCCCGACGATCCAACCCGTCAATCAGGTCATAGAACTTCTGCACTGTTTTCTGAGTGATGTTCTCCGCGATATAGTCCCCAAATTGGTTAGGGGCTACATTATAAATTCCATCGTCAGACCAGAACATAAAAGTGTTATCTACAACAACAACAGAGCCGGGGCTGTCACAACCGTGGTTTGTCACTTTGGTAGTCATGTAGTTGGTAGCTTTAAACCCGTAGTCACTACCACCTTGGATCAGCCACACACCGTTAGCTGCCAGTACTGCCAAGGCGTTACCAACGTTTATGAGACGTACAATGTTATACGCCCCCTCAATACGTATGAAGCCGCCATCTGTGTCGAGTAGATCTGGTGTCTCTTTAGAGGTTGGGTCACCATCTTGATAGCAAGTAGTGATGTCTGTGGGGTCTTCTACAAGCTGGCTGAACAAGACATAAGAAGACATCCGAGGTGAGTTCTCATCAGGACCTACGATCTCTCCAGAGAATCCTGAGTAGAACACCCTGCCAGCATACTCACTTACTACGGTGGGTCCACCGGGAGTGGTGTCAATAGGTAGGCTAGCAATGCTAACAGTGAGCTCAGGATATTGAGCCATTAGCTTACCATACTCAGACAACCTGCTAGTTCCACGGGCCATGGCGTCAATAATGAAGTAGCCCTTGGGTGCGGGGAAGGTGCCCACAGGACTACTGACAACATCTGCGGCATTAAACCGCTCAGAGTTACGATCATCTCCGTCGTTGGTATCAGAGTAAAGAGCGTAGGTAACTGTGTCAGAGTTGGACGGGTACTTACCAGCGGCCTTATCCACAAACTCTTGGATAGGGTCTTTGATAGTCTCAGGACCTATAATCTTACGAGGTTGGGCAAAGGTTTGGTTACGTAAGTTGTAGACATGGGTGTCTGTCTTAACAGTGGGTCGGATGGTGATACCAGTGCCCTGTCGCAAATTCACACCCGCTGCTACATCAGTGACACCGAACTGGTCACGTATGTACAACAAGGAGTTTTGCCCGGAGATTGCTCCCCCCACGAATTTAAAGACTGTAACCTCTTTAAGTCCAGTAACAACCACTAAAGTTCCATCTACCACTGCGTAAGAGAACTGTTTAGTACTGCTAGCAGCCCCGAAGGTGTGAGCATTCATTAGCCCAGAGGAGATTGGATCGGAATCGGCGTCGAAGAATCTTATCTCATTTCCTATCTGAAATACAATGATATCCTTGTCAGGGTTACCACCAGCATTACTCCAACGGACAGAGCTAGTGGCGATGTTACCATCCGTAGGAAGGACAACACCAGTGGAGATTGAGATGGAGCCCTCTTCGAGGTCCATTCCCAACCTACGCTGTCTAGACCCGTCTCTGTTAAGTACGAAGTTGTCTTCATCTAAGGAGGCGTTAGCTGGGAAGGTGAGTGGGCTGGCCTCTGTGATAAGACCAGCTACAAAAGTGTTTACCTCTACTGGGTTAATCTGCCTTGTCATCTTTGTCCACCTTGGAGGCTAAGTGTTGGTCGATAGCTTGACGAGCCACTTTCTCCGTAGTGTACTTGCCACGTAATGATAGATGAATGGCGCCCCGACCGAGCTGCTTAATTTCCTTATAGCCGTAGGTGCCATCACCCACAATCTTATACCCGTTGTACTCAGACTCGCTCATTAGTTGTCATTCCTGAAGGTTGGGTCACGGGCATCTTTAACTCTACCACGACCAAAGCTGGGGTACTTAACTCCACCACCAGCACGCCATGCTTTACGGGAGAGCCATGCTTGTTGGCGCCTAGCCTCAGCAGCAGCAGTGGGGTCAGTCTGTTGCTTAAGCTTAACGAAGCAGCGACTCTTAGCCTCCTCTAGGAGGGCTGTGAAGGCCTCTGCTGGGAGGTCTGGGATGGCATCGTCAGCATGCACCCACTCAAGCATCACATAGGCCGTAGCCTGTATCTTAGAAGCTTGGATGGTGTCATCAACTGCCTTGTCGTACGAATCGAAGATCAGTACATTGTCGTTGAAGCTAGTGTAGTAACGAGGGGGTTGGTCTGTACGAATCAGCAGCTCAACATTATAATCACTAACAATGATGTCAATGTTAGCATCGTCGCTATTACGTCCGTTACTGATACGTAAGAAGTCATCAGGTTCAACCCAATTAATAGTTTGGTAAAGGCGTCTGGTGTCACCAACCTTAGCGCAGTTGTACTTAACCCCGACCATCTCCTTGATCTCTTCCTGCATAGTTACGTGCGTAGGGAGAGTATCATCACCTGATGGGGTGAGGGTAAGGAGACGCTTCTGGTGAGGCCAGTTACGGTTGCTCATCATCGCTTGGTAGGTGGCTTTTACAATCTGTGCTACTTGGGTGGACTCTACAGTGTCATCAATGCTGTTGACCTCGTCTCCGTCCATATCCGAGAGGATGTCCTGCACCATCTCGATTAAGCTCATCTTAGCGGCCATTATACCACCCCAATATACTTACTAACAACTATGGTGGCTGATGGGCACAAGTTCCACCCAGCGACTGTGGGGAGAATACGAGTGAGGCCTCCATTGTTAATGCCAGCAGAGTCACGCATAATCTGTAGCTGAAAAGTCATACCAGCGGTTGCAGCGACGTTAAGTGAGGTGGAGAATGGTATAACCGAGTCTTGATCAGGCAACTTAACTGCGTTAGAGTTAAGGCCTTGCACGCCATTAATAAGGAACCGGTTAAGTAGGATGGAAGTACCTACACCTGAGGTGCGACCAAAACGTAGGAAGAGGGTTACAAAGTAATCCCCCGCCACGTTGAAAGTTAAGGTCCCATTGGCAGCCAACGTAGCGTCAGCCGTAATACTACCTGCCCCAAACTCAACCTGTAGGGGCGTGTCTACTGCACTGGGGTTTTGTAACCCTGCCGTAGAGAAACCAGACAAGACTTGCTGATACCCCACTACTGTAGGTTTGTCGGCCAGGTCGTCATAGGACGGGAAAGCGAACCGGGTAGTACCATCCCCATTTGACAAGAGAGCCTGATTGAGCACCCCTGTTGACGCATGTTTTACTTCATGTCTGTCAGCATCAGCGATGCTTACGTGCTCCACCATACTGTTCTCCTTATCGTGGACAATAAAAAAGCCAGCCACCCATTGCTGAATGACTGGCTTAAGTGGCCTTGCCTCCCGTGATACAACTCCGAGGTTATCAAGGCCTTACACTATTGTTATTAAGCTACAGTAATTGCGACAGTGTCGAACTTAGTGTAGTCATTAACAGCACTAACAGTGATGGTAGTGGCACCAGCAGCAACACCAGTTACAACACCCTGAGCGTTCACGGTAGCCTTAGTAGGATCACTAGAGACATAGGTGAAGACTTGCGAGGCACCTTCTGGAGTAGCAACAGTGGTGAGTTGGAGCTGTTCAGCAACAGCGATGGTGTCAGAGGCTGGCAGAGTGGTCACCGTCAATACTGCTGGGAGGCCATCGTTAGGGAACGCAGGATAAGTAGCATCCTTGTCACCAGCGACGTTCTTGTACAGGATCATGGTTTTACCGGAGGTCATGCCAGTAACTACCACTTCCCCGGTGTTCTCTTTGAACAGGCGGATAGGAGCAGCTTCAGTAGCACCAATCACTTCAACACCACCAATGGTGATGGAGGTAACAGTACCTACAGCAAAGGTGAAGTCGTGACCGTATACCCATACACCATCACCACGAGGGTGAAGGAAGGTGAGGCCTTGAGAGGCCCCGTCTACAGTGTATTGGTTGGTGTAGCCTTCAGTCTTGATAACACCTTGGCCACCGCCAGTGACGCGAACGCCGTAGTGATTCGAGACGTTAAGGCCCGCAGAGTTTTCGTAAGGCATTATCTATTCCTTAAGGAGTGGTGTCAGGGGTGATGTTGGTAGCGCTCGTAGCGACAATCGCGAGGGTATCAACACGTTGAATACCAAAGCCATAGCGGCAACGGACAACGAACTCATCACGAGCACGATCCTTGTTACGCTCACCTTCCGACTTAGGCATACGACGCCATGCACCCATGATAGGCTTAGTCTGGTCGTCCAAGACGGACATGAAGATGTTACCTACGCCACCTACGAGGGTAGTGGTACCATCGTTGTAAGTGCGTACAGGGAGGCGGTTGGAGGTGATGATATCCCAGCCGTACATTTTGTGTACGAAGCGTTGACCGCGAGCAAGACCACCTTCGATGATAGCAACAGCGTAAGGGGTGATGTCGGAAGTCAGGGTTACATAACCAGCCAGAGTGGTTTCAACAACTGGGTCAACAATAGCTACACGGCCTTCAGCAGGGACGTTAGCTTTATCGAAAGCCAGACGCATACGGAGGAAGTGTTGCAGTTGGATGACGTTGCCAGTGGCAGCCGACACGATGAGGTGAGGGAAGCCGTTGACGTTGTTAGGGCCAGTGTTAGTTGCGAAGTAGTCACCAGCAGTTGCCAAGAAGTCGGTTTCAAACGTCTCTTGGATAGCGCGGGTGGACTCAGCAGCACGAGCGGCCATGAGTTGATCAATCTGAGCGCCGTCTTCACGGAGGTCATCAGTCACATACCAAGCGTCACCTTTGTATTCGGTGATGCGGAAGGTGATGTTACCAGACTCGATTGGTTCGTAGATCAGTGGAGCATCTTCTTCTGCTTCTTGCAGAGTTACGCTACCAATGGTCTTGATGTTCAGTACAGAGCCAGAGCCGAAGTCTGCTACGTTACGCCAGAAGGTTTCAGGCAGCAAGCCATCATGCAGGTTCATCAGAATGAACTGGGAATACTGTTCACTCTCGATAAACGCGCGAGTATTATCGGTAAGTTGCATTTCTTATCCTTTATTGGTCAATACCATTCTTACGATAAACTTCTTCTCGAATCTTAGTCATGTACGCGGCTTGTTCTCTTGAGCTAGCACCTGTGAGTAGAGACTTAGGAGGGCGTTCAAGTGTAGGCTGAGTTTGACTGAAGCTAGAAGTGTTTACGCTAGAAGTAGTGGGCTTAGGTCCCGAGGACCCTTGAGTATTGAAAAGAGCTAGAACCGCTTGAGGGCTCTTGCTTGACAGTTCACCCAGAGCTTGTGGGGTGAGGCCAAGTTCAGCAGCACGTTGTTTAACAACGTCAGCAGTCTTGTCACCGTACTTAGCTTTAAGGGCGTTTTCAACTTGTTGTTGGTTGGCAGTGGCAGATTGTACCTGCTGGTTACGCTCCAACTGTTGCTGTACAAGTTTCATCACTGCACTCTCATCAAGTCCACTAACGCTAGGATGGTCGTCCTTGTTATCGGCCTGAGTCGGTTTAGTGAGTCTAGACACTACGTCTTCAAGAGACTGATGTTGCTCTAGCTTAGCTCGAAGGTCAGCAAGCTCCTGATCCTTTTGGGACAGTTGCGACTTAACCTGTGGGATGTAATCCTGCGAGTGCTTGAGAGCATTCAACGCATCTTCAAGGGTAGCGTACTTAGGCAAGCCTGCCTCATTCTTAATGCCCTTGAGGAGGTCCTCATACGCATTAGGGGCGGCCTGTGGCACTACTGGTGGCTGGGTAGCCTGATTCTGTTCTGTAAACACGGACTGGTCAGTCACTGTGTATTTCCTATATTAGTATTATAAGTATTCTTCTATTACGCTATTATAGATCAAGATCAAAAGCTTTAAGAGCATAATAAAAGAAAGAAGAAGAAATTAGTTATCTTAAGTATTAGTAAGTATACTTAGTAGTAGTATATACTATACTCTTTTTTGAGAGAAAAGGCTACACGCCATCTGAAATTAATTCAATTATTTCTGCAAAGGCCCTTTCGTACCCCCTTTGGTCGGCTTGTAGAAGCGCCCAGTTAGGGTTATCGTACAAGAGTTTAGAGCGCCCCTCTTTGGTTGATGCGTTAATCTTATCGTTGAGCATTTTCACTAGGCGTCTACGGACCACTAGCGACTCTCTGAAATTAGTTCTTACATCCGTTGCAAGCTCCTTATTGAGCCCGCTAGTCCAAGATTGCTTCATGAATAGTCCTGTGAGCTCCTGAGAGCCTCTGTGGGAGGCCCTAGGAGAAAAGTAATACCAACGTTAGGGGTATGTTACAAGCCACCCTCTACAGGCGCTGTAGCAGCCATCTGGTTATCTTCTTGTGCTTGGTTAACCAAGGCTGCTGTCTCTTGTTGTTCCGCCACAGCAACGTTAGGACGGAAGATGTCATAACCCTTCAACCCTGTAACGTCAGCTACGAACTGAGTCATAGCCTTACTAGAGGTGTGAGGGGCAATCATCTGCCCAATAGGAGAGGCGAACACACCAATGATGTTCTGCAAGTCCTGAGCTTGCTTAGCGAAGTGCCGGGCACCTACAGGACGAATCTTACCATTGGCAGTGATATCATCCTTGGTAATACTCATGAACTGTTGTACGCCAATGTCATCATCCATCACTCGAATGGTGTCACTGCCGTCTAGGTTACGTCTAGCAGACTCTAGCATGGCGTTCAGGGTGCGTTCGAGTAGTTCGATCTCAAAGGAGGTAGCCTTCTCTTGGAAAATGCGACCAGCAGCGTTAGAGAGCGTTTGAACCTCTAGTGCTGTCTTCTCTCCCGGAGTGCGTACACCCATAGCCTCACGGGGGGCACCAGCGTACAGTTCCATCTTATCTTCCAACATTTGAATCTCGTTGTTGGCCATGATAAGACTGTTCATATCTTGAGAGAGCAAACCCACAGAGCCACCTTCATCAAAGTGAATCTCTGCACCGGGTCCCCAAGTGAACTCTTCAACTTCACCTTGGATAGCTAACGGTGGGTGCACTACCAAGTCCATTGCGTCCGCCTTCAAGTTCTCAAGGTGGTCAATGCGGTATTGCATACCTACAAGGTTGTCCAGAGGGCCCATAGCCCACAGGTTGTCTTGACGGAACCTCCAACCTACGTGGAAGATTGGAGCGCCTCCCATCCAGCTAGGGATGGCTTCGTCACGCACACAACAGCCACGGTCTACGACTGTGATCATGCGGTTGGTGCTTAGCTCACCTGTTGAGTGGTCATGGTAGTCGCCATAGAACTCAAGAATCTCTACGAAGTCTCCCATGAAGTAGGAGTACATATTACCAAAGCCATCAGCGCTATAACCACAAGCCTTATCGAAGTCTTCGATGGAGTAACCACCAAGCATGCGTTGGATACGCTCCCGACGCTCAAGGCCCTTGGTCCAGAACGCTTGTTCAGGCTCATCCTGTGCCAACTTCTTAAGCTCACCCACAGTCTTCACAGAGCGGACAACCTTGAACGAGTTCATGAAGTCATCGGCAAGTGGGTTGAACACAATGTCCATAGGGCTGATGCGGACGGCCTTAGGGCCAATGTAGTCTGGGACCAAGGTTTGGTCTGGCATCTCCTTGTACTTCGCCTCAAAGGCTACAGTGGCGAAGGCATTGCCATAGTCGATGTAGTCATAGATCAACTTAGACATTGTGGTGCGGAAATGGCCCTCTCGACACTTGTTAGACATGTAGGCTTCGATGGTGGCAGCCTTCTGCTTCAGCGAGTCATCCTTGGTGTAGCCCGCCCAACGCAGCCAGTCGTCGTTAGGGAAGAGGGCGGACAGGTAGTTGGAGTGGAGGTTGTCTCTGATCTGGCACAGCTTAGGGGTGGTTGTGGAGTTCTTCCAAGGTAGTGTGGAGTTAGAGGTTGTGGAGGTATCAGTGGCGAACACATAGTTACGCAACTCTTTCCACTCATCAATCTTACCACGACGCTGGTTGTTGTAATCGTTCCACAACCAACTTACCCAACCACTGTAGTCATCTTGTACTAGTACAGTCTTTAGCTCAGCAACGGCAGTACTCATGTCTTTTCCTTATTGGCGGAATGCAACCCCGCCGAAGCGAGTGGTTTGTTTACTTGGGGTAAAGAAGTCCTTGATAGTGGACGACCTACTTTTCATTGGAGGTACAGCAATGCCTACAGCACTCGCTAAGGCGTCCTTGATGTCATCGTGTGGTGGCCTACTAAGAACCAGCTCTTCTTCAAGCACGGTGGTCCAGCCACCCTCCAGATGCCACATCTCAAGGTTGTCATACTTATGTTCGAGGGTGGCAGCAATTCGCTCTTCCTTAGAGCCCTCGGTGCGGTTGGGGCGATACTCTTCTACAGCGAGTCTCAAACCATCCTTCTGCACGTAGTCCTTGATTGCGTTAACGATCACCTTCTGGGCGACGGTAACTTCTGCCCTAAACTTATTGAAGTTCCATTTAGAGTGAAGCTCCTTGATGTGTTCGAAGTACTCTAACGTCTTGTCAGTCTTGAAGCGATCAATATCCAATACGTAGATGTTATTGTCACAGTCAATACCAATAACGACAATAGCTGTATAGTCCGCAGACTTGGAGAGGGAGAATGCAAAGTCGACTGCTGCGTATACGTTAAGCTTACGATCAGCGTAGAACCACTTACTACCTTCCTTCTTCAGGGCCCGAGGGTTCCAGTATTGAAACTTCTCACGGTTGATGCGATCACTACCGGGATCGTTAGGATCGTTGTAGTACTGAGCGAAGAACTGCACTCGGTCAGAGTATTCAGCTCTGATGCGGCTAAGGACACGAATGTCAAACCCGAACGCCTTCCCATCATCACGGATAGTACGTGGCCATACGAAGATGTTGTCAGCTTCTACCTTGTACTCTTTAACTTCCCAGACTGGCAGTACGTTAACCTTGATGCCTTCGTCGTCGTACTCATCATACACTTGAGCCTTCCAAGTGTTGTAGATGTCTACTGGGTGGTATCTAGTCCCGCAAGCCATAGTAAACCCACCGGCGTTCCGGATGGAGGTGAACTGGGAAGCTTTCTTAGAAACAGACTCTCGCCCGTCTTCAGTATAGGCATTCTCGGGAACGACGAGGTCGTCGGCAACAACGATGTCTGCGTGCCATCCAGTAGTGTTAGTTGTGAGCCCTGCTGTACTGATGGTTGCATCTCGGATACCTTCCTTACGACGCTTAGCGTGGTCTACAGACATGTTAGTCGAGGACCACTTCTCGCGTTTACCTTCTTGTGGGTTGATGTACTCAGGCCAGTAACGCATGTACAAGCTAGAGCCAAGGATGTTCTTTACAGCGTAGAGCTGAGTTTCAGCCAGAGTGGCTGTAGCACTCACGTAGAGCATTGTAACTTCAGGGTGACGGGTTACTATCCATGCACACCAAGTCGCTACCATATGGCTCTTCAGGTGGGCTCGTGGGAGCATAATAAGTTTGTTAGAACACAGTTGTGCACCTTGCCCAAACAAATCGTACTCTTGCATCCACCTGAAGATTTCTTCATGCACTTTGCCATACATGTAGCCGGGATTAACTAGCTTAGCAAAGAAGAACAAGTCGCTTTCTGCACGCTCTCTGACTTCACGAGCCTGAGCCGGCATACGCTTGAGCTTCTTCTCAGCCTCTATGAGCCAATCTTCTTCCATTACTTACACCTTAAGTCGGATGATGTCCGCACTAAATTCGTCTGAGAGGCGGTCTGCCAGTCGGTCTTCTTTCTCTTTGTCATGCTTACTAGGGCGTCCCGGAGCACGCTTCTCCCAACCACGGTCAGCTAGAAACTTAGCGGCAGAGAAGTTGCCGTTCTCAGAGGCACACAGGCCCTGCATATCTCGTATGGCCTGAGAGCGAATCTTAAGTTCTAGCTCTTCTCGCCAATCATCAATGTGCTTACGGATCTGTTTGTTCTCACAGAGGCGCTTCCAGTGTTGCCAACCAAGCAGGTGCTTAGTGGCGAATTCATACTCAGTGACATCTTCCTCTTTGAGGTAGAGACGTTTGAGAGATGGGTAGTTCTTACCTTTGTAGGCATAGTCTTGTTCCTTGAGCGTGTAGACAGAGTACTCTGAATACCCAAGCTCTAGGAATAAGCTCTGTGTTAAAGGCCTGCCCATTGTATCTTGTAGCTGCTCTTTATTGATCATAAGAGTCCTCGGTGGCCGTCCTTGGCCCATTTGAGAGTTAGTTACCTTTACTGTTCATGGAGAACCTGATAGTGGCTACGCCAAGGTTAACAGCAGGGGGCTGTGGGGTTACAAAGAATTTTACGCTAGTCGCAGTTGAAGTGTCATATGAGTACTGAGAGTTAAAGGAGATAGCACCACTGTCCGCGACAAGACTGGCGAACAAAGGGGCCTCTGAGAACACACCAGCCGGAACTGCTACATCAATCGTAAAGCTACTCTGGCTGGAGAAAGGTTGTAAGAATGTGGTAGAGAATTCATCCATGTGGATGTTGTTACCTACACCTAAGCTATACTTAGCACCTGTGTTAGACTGCGCCCTACGCTTGCCAACATAATTATTAGTCGAGGTCCCATCACCGTTAATAACATAGGTGCAAAATGCCGAGCGAAGATTATCTAAGTCATTCCCACTTGACTCGATTAGCGTCACAGCGCTAAGCAAGCTACTGCCAGAGATGTTAGTGACATTGCTAAGCCCAGTCGCAGATAAGATCACGCCGGAGTTCAGTGTCTTGGTGTTTAGTGCCGAATCCCCATTGCAGAATATAGAGTCAATCGTACTCCAGTTCCCAGATGTTATCTGTAGACAGATGGCTGGGGCGTCGATGGCCCTTGTCTGCAAGTAGATATTCTGGTTGGTGATATGCGCTTGGTTAGTCTTCTCTAGTAAGATGCCAGCAATCTGGCAATTCACATGACCGTTACCCAAGTGCATGCCCAAAGACCCACAAAGACCCGCTGGCAAAACACTCACCCCAGGGGTAAACCTAGAGAGGATGCCGTATTTTACAGCTACCATCTCATAGTCATAAATATGACCACCTTCCAAATAGTCCGGCATCAGGATGCCAACTTCAGCATAGAATCCCCAGTAGCGGCGGATGCTAAAGTCAACCACAGCCCCGTTACCACTAACTACAATGCCGTAGCCTTTAAGGTTGTCAAGGCTTGGGTTAGCTGGTATTACGCCACGATAGACAATGTTCTCTGAAGAGAAGTTGATGACGGAGTGGAACTGTACGCCCATACCCCAGCCGGAGGAGTCAGTGGAGCCTCGACAGTCTACGTTCTCTACTCGGCAACGGTAGCTGGTTCGGTCGCCAATGATGCGGAGTACAGTGTCATCCCCAGTGTACTGAGAGGACCCATCAAGCATCAGGGCTACAGTAGTAAGGCTATCTGTATTTGTCTGCAAGGATGCCCCATCAAAGACAATTCCCTGAGCGCTTGATGCCTGTGTGACACGGAACCCTTTTGTGGCACCAGTGAACAGGATCACTGTCTTATTGATGCCATCCCCCCTAAACCCAAAAGGGGCTGGTACAACAACTTGTTGGCTACAGACTATGGTGGCGGTAGGGTAGACAACTTCAGCAGACGCAGAGTGGGCAGCAAGGATGGCAAGGTAGTCATCAGTCACGCCATCGCACTTAGCGCCAAATTGCCTTACATTCAAGGCTCCTTGGTATGTGAGCTTCCATCGACCACCATCATTAGCTACAATGACTGTCCCCTTGTTATCAGGGGTGGTGACGTCTAGGGGGTCTAACTTGTATAGGCCACCACCACCGTCGCCAGCAGTGTAGTAGCCAGTCACTTGTGCAGCGCTGCTATTGACGCTCAGCAGGAGCTTAAGGGCAGCAATAGAGTCTACGCTCTTTACTGGGGCTAAGTCCTTCACATCAATAGAGAAAGTGCTGTCAGTTGACTCTAGTGTATCAGTTCTTAAAGTACTCATTTAAACTCCTTATGCGACTGGGTAGCTGCCGCTAATATAAATTATAGCGCCATCAGCCGTAGCTAGGTCGCCAGTACCGGTGTAGTCAGCTGTCTCCGCCGTCAATAACCCTGTCGTAATACGTGCTACCCCCGACTTACCTGTCAATACCCCCTCTCTTGCAGGGATAGGAGCTCCCTGGCTACCAGCTAAGGCGGCGACTGGGAGAGATACAATTGGCCTAACTCCAGTCCCTTTTGTTGTCACTGTAACCACCACTTGAAAGTGGCAGATGCCGAAAGCAACCATAAACTTACCTGTAGCACTTATAGAAGTGAATGTACCACTAACAGAAGTCACTGTAGGTGTGTATGCCGCCCAAGTACGTTTGTTGGCAATCTCCGCCTGGACCATCGCAGCTGTTGCGAGCTGTGTAGTGTTCGTGCCTACTGCTGCCGTAGGCGCTGTTGGCGTCCCGGTAAGCGCTGGCGAGGTAGCGTGAACGCCGGCCCCTGTACCAGTCGAAGTCGTTACCCCAGTGCCACCCTGCAACACACTAAGCGCAGTAGTCAGGCCGGTTAGGCTGGTGATGCTGGAGTTAGCGCCGCCGTAAGCGAATTCTTCCCATGCGGACCATGCACCCCCGAACAACTGTCGGTGGAACACTTTGTTTCGGTTAGCGGCAACGGACGTGATAGGGGAGGCAAACTGATGGTGTCCGCTAGCAGACGACGTTCCACCGACGTGTTTAACCGAATACCCAACCCCAAGTGGCAGGCCTGCGGAAGTAGCCACGGTGCTCGTAATCTGCACACTGCTATCAGCGCGCAAGGCATCTAGGTCTGCGATAGAGGATAGGGTTGAGCCCCCGACCCCGAAGTCCCCAACCTTCAGAATCCTGCCTGCTGTGGTATCCGTAGCCGACGTGGTTACATCGGACGTGGCCACAGTGCCGAGCCCAAGCGTAGTCCGCTGAGCCGCAACAGTAGTGTCATCCAGCAACGCCCGAGCTACAGCCGTCAGAGGGGTAAGCGCCATCGCACCTACACCTGTGAAGTACGCCAATCGATCAGCAGCCCCTGTCAGGCCCGCTAAGGCACTAAGGTTCGCATTGGAGAGGCTAGGGTCAGTGCCCCCTAAGGTGACGCCATCACCTACCTTAAGTTGCTTTAGTGTCACATCATAGACAGGCTCACCGGCAGCGGGTAGGTACGCATTTACAGCCGCTGTAGTGCCTCGCTTGAGTTGGAAGACATCTTCACTCATGTTAAAACTCCCATATCAAGTGGGCTAGGAATCTCTGGGTTGAGGGTACCATCGCCTGTAGTGGCACCATTAGCTATAGTCCAGAAAGAGTTAGCACCAACCTCTACCACTTGCCCTACGCCAATAGTAATGGTAGGCCCAAAGGACCACGCATTAACATTGTCTGGGATGGCTATAGAGTTAGCTATAAGCTGACCATGCCAACTCACTATACTGAACGCACTACCCATTGGTGGGTTGGTGCCATTGAGTTGGTCTTGTAGACTAATGTCAGCGTCAACCCTAGCGTCAACCTCCTCATCAAACTCTTGCTTCCTTACCGCCTCTGTAGGGCCTACAGGTTCTCTAAGCCCTGTAACCATATTACCATCAACATCCATGGGACCCTCTAAGGTGTCCCCTAAGACGTTGTAGTACCGAACATCCCCATCAGCCACAGTGAGGAGACTGCCGGGGTTACTTGGGTCTGTAGCTAAGTTAAGGAGGGCATTACCATTCATGTCCAAGTCTTGGTACATGGTGTTGTTACCACCTTGTACGTGCAGGACATCACTGTTAATAGTATTTTGTATCTCTACAAAGTTACCATTGATCTTCGACAGATTGTATCCAGAGGTGATGGGTATGAGAACTATGTCTGTCATACTACCGAACCTCCCTTTTATTAATATTCATATTTATACTCATGCGTTTAGCTAAACGTCCTGACGGACAGGAGGCCCTCTATGCGTATTAGTACTCCCCTGCCATCATGACAAGGGAGCCCACCTAGACATTCCCTCTTCTATACGGAGAGAACCTTGACGGGCCCTTCTTCAGAGCCTCGTATTACTACTAGAAATTCTTAAGGTACAATGCAAGTATACACACCCCTCCCCTAACCCCCTGCCCACCCACCTTAGTTGCAAGTGTACATGTATATACAAGCAAGGAGAACGATCGTTCTACATGAACTAAGAGGGGGTTGGTTAGTTGCATTGCCTTTGTTCGTGCATGTTCACATTACAACTAGGCATACATTCATTACATAACTAAGCTACATGCCCTGTATTCATTGGCTCATGTTCCTATACGTCCTGACGGACGAGCACTTGATGTTATGCGTTTAGGGACATGGTGGGCGTAGCCCACGTTTAGTATTAACAAACGTATTGCATACGAGTACACGTAGGGGCATGTCTATTGGCACGCTTAGTGCTACGTGTAGGTATAAGGCTCACGTACGCCCGGTTCGTTAACCATTGAGTCACTGATAAAGCCAGGTTGTGTCGGCACTATGGTTGTGTGCCTGGTAGTGGGTGTGACTACCTAGTAAGCCTAGGCCGACGAATGGTCATTGACTACCTAAGCTCATACCTGTAGTCTTCAATCCATGGAAGCAACATGTAAGACCGTAAGGTATTACCTTCCTAGGTTGTTCGGGGCTTGTCATAGGTTCGCCTATGCAGGGACTTCCCAAACCGACAGGCTTATGCAATACTAGCCACGCCAGTTTCATGTACAACCGCTCTTTAACAATCTGTAGTCTGCTGTAGTGTACCCACATAGGAGGCACTACCATGTTCGTAAATCCAATCGTTGTATTGGCTGGCGCTTGTGCAAACAATGGCATGTCTATGTTTGCAAATGAGTTGCTTAGCCAAGGCCGTGGCAACCGAGACTGTAAGGCAATCCGCAAAGGCTCTAAACGTATGAGCGGGATGCACTTGACAACGGTAGCTAGGGTGATGGATGATAAGGCTAAGTGCGGCACCTTGTGACAGGTGCTACACTACAGCAGACTGCTGGATTGACAAGCAACACAGCTACATGATTAGATAGGCCCATACCTAACAAGCTCTTGGAGCGAGGGGTTAGCTAGCAAGGGCTTAGCATGGTTCGCCATGTTAGGGACTACCTCTAGCGCAAGCAACAACGTAAGGCACAATCACTGACTACAGGTAACTAGCATGAAACGTAAGAGCATCTATGATAAGCAAGACATTAGCCCCTTTGAGTTGGCAATGTCCCTATTCATATTGTCTGCTGTAGTAAGTGTTATTGTTGGCGCTGTGTTGGCCTTGAGCTAATGCAATGCAAGCCTAGCTGGTAAGTAGTAGAAAATGATTTCAACAACCGCTTGACAGCAACACTGAATCACCGTAACATGGGCACCAAGCAACACAAACAGGCAAACGGGCCTAGCTGAAACTAGCCAACTGTATGTCCCACTAGGGGGCGCTACAAAGTAAAGTGTACGGCCAAGGCGAACCTTAAATGTGTGTAGTCTAGCCCGAGAAAGCTAAGTAGTCCGCGCTGATGGATTGTAGACCAGCCCGCTATGCTACAAGCGAATAATGTAGCTCCATATCGATTGCTTGGGATAGTTAAGCACGGGGCCAGTCAGTGCCCATAATGCCGACTAGTGATGATGATTAGCAACCATCTAGCTAGGGAGCTACTGACCCGAGTTGACCTAGCACACGCTAAGTCCCTCGGAGTAAACCGAAAGGTTTACTTAAGACTACTGGGTTATCCCATGGCTTGATACTTAAACCGAGCTCAGTAGTCTTAAGTAAACCAACGGGAGAACAGACATGATTCAATATTGTTATGTCCAGTGCCGTAGCTGGATTGAGGTGAGGGAAGTAATGGAGATGAGTCGGCGTGAAGGATATAAGTTCAGCGTCAACCATCAAACACTAATGCTTACCTATTGGAGACAACCATGAGCTTCCAGAAGAAACAACGCATCAATCACACTGACTCACGGCCTAAAGCTTCCAAGCTTGTAATGCGTGAAGAACGTGTGCTAGCACTCAAGGCTGAGGATAGCGTCGAAGCCCGTAAGGCCTTGAAGAAAATGAACGATAAGGTCTATCGTGGTGCCCGCTCTAACCTCAAGGAATGGTACAAGCCAACTGGTAAGGGGTTAACGTGTAATGCCTGACCTTTGGTATGTAGAACGTATCGCAGCTCTCGCTCTCCTTTGTTATGGGTTCTGGCTCATAACACGCTAAGCCTAACGCATATGGCTGCATAGCAGCCGTCGGCAAAGCCGATGCTAGCCCCCTTGATTCACACTAGATAATCATTTTTGGAGTTACAACCATGAAAGCTATCAAATACGTATTCGCTAAAGACGTTGCTGGTCTGGAAAAGATTCAAGCGTCCGCCGTTAAGTCTGTGCAGAATGCCCGTGTGTCTGTCCAGATTGCTGCTGTAGCTACCATCCGTCACGCTTTTGAACATGGTGACTGGACCTATGCTGGCAAGCTGGTAACAGCGTTGGGCAACACCATCAACGGAAAGGCCTTGGTCGAGTGGTTCAAGTTGTATGGTGGCCTCAAGACTGATGACACTGGCTTCACTGGCTGGTCTGGCGCTAAGCATATCGAAGACAACTTCGAGAAGGCCAAGGCTGGCATGTGGTGGGAACTGAAAGCGGCTAGCCCATTCAAAGGCTTTGACCTTGAAGCGGCCTTGCAAAAGGTTATCAAAGACCACAACGCCATACAGGAAAAGGTCATTGGCATGACTGACGATGACAAGGCGAAGGTTAAGATGGTTGTTAACGATGCAACCATTCAAGCTGTGCTTAAGCTGTGCAACTTCGATACCATCATTGGCGAACATGAAGTTGACGTGGCGGACGCTGCTTAATGCTAGTCAGCGCCATTGGCATTGTGTGCATAGCAGGCGGGCTATTTGCATTCGTCTGTTATGCATTCGACTGTGAGGATAACCGAAGGTAGGGCCATGTTAGTTAACACTATGGTGCATACAGAACGTATGGTCATATTCATGCGTGTTGATAGGGCTTGTGAGTTTAAGCCCTTCTATGCCATTGGTGACCATGGCCCTTACTCCCCTGTATGTTTCGGTAGACTGTGGGGCTTGTGAAATACTAGCCCCTCCCATTCACACTAGACAATAACTTAACCAAACCAAGTAGAGGATTCACCATGAACCATAAAGCCGAACGCCAGCAAGCAAAACGTGAAGTTCGTCAAGGCAATCGTCAAGCTCGCCAACGTAGTGAACGTAACCAAGGCCCTAATACTCGTGTGTATGAGTCGTTGGGGAGCGGTAAGGGTTACGTCCAAGTTCGCTTGCGTGACGGTAAGCGTGTGAGCACTACCCCAGTCTAAGTGGTATGCTTGATGCAGCTAGTTGCCTAGTTGCATCACTGAATAACATTCCAGACACAACAAACAAATTGGAGTGGAAGCCATGAGACATGCGATGTTATCTAACCTTGTCTGCATCATTGCCATCATTGTGTTCTATGTAGCCTCTAGTAGCCCCTCTAAGGCACCTACAAGGCACGTTCCCATCGACACTAGTACTATGTACTCAGATAATGTCGAAGCCTCCCTAGCAGCGTGTGAGGAAGCTGCATTAGCTGTCGCTGAGGATGGCCCGAGCTACATATTTTCGGTTGATTCTTGTGTCTTACGTTTGAAGGTGAGTATATGAACGCCTTACAAATCTTTTTGTTCCTAGTCGGCGTGTTCATGCTGATAGTAGGGACGTGCTCCATTCTATTCGAGGATGATCCGCATGAACTTTGAAGTGGTAAGAAGCCCCGCTAGGGTTTGTTGGTGGGTGTTGTGTAATGGTGTGTTACTTAGTACAGCGGACACTAAGAACGATGCACTGGGGCAAGCTGACTTCTATCGACGCAGGTATGCAGCGTAAGGGAATGCTTGCCCACTGGCGTTAACACTAGAGACTAATTTCAGAGGTTGGACTCATGCCTAAGCCAATTGTACAGATTCGTAACGCTCGTATTGTCCAAGCTGTTGGTGAGCTAGGTGCTATGAGGTTGTCAGGTGAGCTGGCATCTAAGCACCCGGTATTGGGTGAGGGTGCTGGTAAAGTCCTCACAAGTCGCATTGTTGAACAACGCCTCTCTAAGCGTGAGGTGGAGACTCTTAACACCATCTATCAACTAGTAGACTAACCTAACGTGAGGTGACAGCCATGAAGCGTATTAACATTGTGCCCTATGGCTGCATCCTGTACGTTACAGACGACAGAGAAGAGTGGAATAAGCACTATGTAAGGCTCAGTGGTAACGAACCACACACGAGCTCAGAGGGGCTCACGTACGATAACCTCGACGGTAACTATTACGTCGGTATCTTTACCAATAACATGAATGTCACAGTTCACGAGCTAGCGCATGTATGTCTCATGGTTGCTGGCCGTGTTCAATTAGGTGACATCATCAAGGAACAAGAGCAATTCTGCTACCTCATTGGTTATCTGACCGCTGAGGTGTTGAAACATTACCCAAACTTTAAAGGTGAATGATATGTACCGTCATGCTCGTAGCACCATGCTCATGCCACAATATGACTACCAGCTCACGCCAGAGGACGTGAAGGCTTGGCAGCATAACTGGACTGCTTCGAAGCGGGCCAGTGACAAGTTGTCTACCATTGGCGTAGCAGGTAAGTTCAAGAAACGTTTCTAAGAGTTGTACCCTGCTCTTTGTAGCGCCTTGAATGGCATAGGCAACTCCCAAAGAGTCTTAAGTGGTGTAGGTTCGAATCCTACCAGAGAGCAGGCTAGAACGCTTAACGTACAGAATGAGGTGGCGTATGTACAATTTGTTTCTTGAAACTCGTGCTGCGGCACAAGTCAGACAATGGTGTGAACTTAACGCCAAGAACAAGGAAGAGTGTGAAGCCTTGCTTCTGGCCGCTTACACTAACGCTTGTAATGGTTACATGAAGGACAAAGAGAAAGGGGGCTTCGACGGCTATCTCTTCTCTAAAGCTGCTAAGGAAGACGATCACTATCGTATTGATATCGACAAGTGCTTTGTCTGGGCTAACACACCAGAAGGTCAAGGTGTGTGGGTTAAGATACACTCAGTCAGAGTGGCAATACCAAAACCGCTATAAGTATACTAAGTGTATACTCTTTCTTCTTATTACTAATAATGTTCGCTGCGCTCACTATTATGTTCTTCTAATTACTACTAAGTTTACTATAGTATACTCTTTTTTGAGAAGAAAGGCTACAAAGCATAGTGAAAATAAATTAAATATGTGCGCTTAAGCAAATGCTAGAGGGTACATTAAACGCCAGAAACTGGTTTGGAGGTTTGTATGCGTCCTAAGTATGAGGTCGGAGAGGTTGTGATACTCGCCAGTAAGATGCGTCCTGAGCTTGCAGGAGACTACGTAGTTGAGTCCCGGACTTTCTACTCAGAGATTCTTGACGTAGCAACGGGGGAAGTGCTGCCTGATGGAGGTTACCTGTACTTGCTAGAGGGTATAGAAGACCAAGCGGTGGATGGGTGGCTTGAGTCTTCTCTGCGTAAAAAACACACCCCAGGTGAGATGACCTTTGATAACCTCATGGCGTCTCTAAGCTCTCCTAAGCTCATTACACACCAGACCTAGTAGGGTAGGGTGGGCTAATACATTAAAACGTCCCACACGAGCTCACAGGAGCTCATAGAGGTATTGTATGGGTAACTTTCGGGTTAAAGATGTAAAGTTTGGTCGTCCTGTGTGTACTCGTGACCGTTTGCCAACCTCTGAGGACACTAACTCCCGTGGATTGGTGTTGGTGTGGTCCCACTTCAGACGTAACTGGGAACTTCATTCGATTGAAGCTCCTAAGTGGTGGCCTACCTCCTACCCATTCTGGCGGAGGTCAGTATGAAGTATGGCATACGTTACAACTCACAAGGTTGGTGGGTGTACGAAGTGGCTGCTAACAAAATTGTGAGTGGCCCTCACTATTTCAAATGGGTGGCACGTAGTAAGAGTGACGCCTTTAATGAGCGAGGTGTGTAATGGCATGGCCTAACGATGATTATGCACGCCGGGTAGGTGTAGCTAAGGAATTGGATCGACAGTCCTTTTGGAAGTCGGTCTATGTTGCTTGTAAGCGTAATGGTACAGATAACATTAGTGCCAAGCGTCAAGCCAATGATGCTTTATTGGACTTCGACTTGGAGTTCAAGGACACTCAGTCATGAGCTACCGGAAGTTCCAAGTCACCCTCATATTCGGGGGTGAGTTTTGTCCTATGCTCCCCTCTCGTAGCTTTGTTGTGAACGCTACAGATGGGGATAACGCCATTAAGGTGGCCATCAGTGACGCTACAGCTATGGGTTACAAACGTGGCTGGATAGTAGAGCAGATTGTGGAGGTGCTGTGATGAATCAAATCGTCTTAGCCCAGCTTGATCAAGCACGCCGTAACCAAGCTGAGGCTGCTTACAATGAGGACTATGTTGAAGCAGCAGTATGGGCGTACAAGATTGAGGCCCTTGAGGATGTACTAGCTGAGGCTGGGCATCACGAAGGGAACGCTAACGTTGTAGCCATTCACGGCTAACTCACACAGACAAATATTGAGAGGGTGTTATGGATTTGTCACTTGATGCAAGGACAGAGGTTGCTGCCAAGGCTTTGATTGATAAGCTTGACGGCAATGGTAAGTGGGGCGAGAACACTGCCATTGTCGGAGTGTTTGAGAAGGACGACAGCGTACACAAGTTCAGTAATAACCACGCTTGTCATGCTGGCTTGTCCTCCTTAACCCACTCTAAGCGTATAGTGAATGCGCTGATGACAGGTGAAGTTTATGCCACAGGTCGTGTGTTGGACAAGGAAGTTGAGCTGTGGTTTGTTGATTACATACTTAACCGTAGCCCCTACGCTGAAACCTTCATCACCAAGGACGCTGAGAAGGCGCTGGAGCAACGATACACTGTGTCCTCTGGTGACCACCCGTCTAACCTCGTAGCGGCTGGTATGGTGGCTCTCAGACGCTTGTGGGAGTACACGTATGTGGCTGCTGCTACATACAGTTTGGCTAAGGCTGGGGTTAACGAAGACCTTGCCTTCCTCCTTGGGCACACGGTTAGTTGTAGTAACAACCCACATGAGGGCTCAGCTACGTCATGGACTGGCCTGTCCTCTGGTCACTGCTCTATTAACCCTGCTGTAATGGGTTGGAAGAACATGCAAAACTTCCTTAACCATAAGGTGACTAAGCCTAATGGCCTATTGTCTGCTGGCTATAACTATGAAGGCTACGACGCCATGTATGGAGAGGACAGGGTCGGGAGTTATTACAAGTTTGTTCAAGACAACTTTCCTTACGCCCTGTGTCGTGGTGAAGTTAAAGTAAACCTCAACCCCTTCGTCAAGGCCATTGCTGTTAAAGATAACAATCAGGTGCCTTACGCTAAAGCCATTGAAGTTATGGCTAAGTGGGCTAACACAACCCTCATGGAGAAGATTAATGCAGCCTAAAGTTTACATTGTCGGTGGTAACCACAGCGGCTATGGTCAAATGTTCCTGAACGCTGGCTGGGAGTTGAGTGACAACTTCTTGCAAGCTGACTTGATTCAATTCACTGGTGGTGAGGACGTCACCCCTGCGCTATATGGTGAGGGTCAACACCCTTACACTGGCAACTCTGTCAAACGTGACCTCTTCGAAGCTGGTTACTTTGCCATTGCTCAGCGCATGGGCATTCCTATGGCGGGCATTTGTCGTGGTGGTCAGTTCCTTAACGTTATGTCTGGGGGCAGTATGTACCAGCATGTTAGTGCTCATGCTACAGGTCGTAACCACCCCCTCACTGATTTGGCTACTGGCCGTACCATTGACGTAAGCTCCACCCACCATCAGATGATGCGTATTGGCGCTGATGGTGTGTTGCTTGCTGAGGCTAACCTTGGCGGCGACAAGGAGTACGTTGATGATGAGGGTGCTGTACAACGCGCTGGTGTTGGTATTGACGTAGAGGTTGTGTATTACGACAGTACTAAGGCCTTGTGCTTCCAACCCCACCCGGAATTCTTCGACTATGGTCATGAATGCTTTGAGTACTACTTCGAGCTGATTGAACGCTGCCATGGGCTGCGAGCATGAGACCACTATACACTGTCTGTGCGACTTGGGTTATTTGCACGTTCATTGTGTGTGCTGCATTTGTACTGGCGGTTGGTCTGCAAGTACAGTAAGTAAATGCTAGCCCGTTGAATTAATTTTAGAAAATAGTTTCGACTCTGATGAGTCTGGAGGATAGTCAAATTTGTGGCATCGTCGGAGTGGCCGGTGAAATCGGCGGGAAAGAAGAGGGCGTCTTCAAGCGTTTGCTGGAGATTGATACCATCCGTGGCCCACACTCCACCGGGATTCTTGGGGTGGATGCAAGGGGTCAGACATCAGTTGTAAAGAAAGTGGGAACGCCTTGGGACTTGTATGAGTACAAGTCCTTCGATGAAATCTTCCGTAAGCGCCTTACAGTGCTGCTGGGGCATAATCGTTGGGCTACCAAGGGTAAGATCAACTCGGTCAATGCTCACCCGTTTGAGCACGACCACATCACTGGTGTACATAATGGTACGCTGCGTAACCAATCTCTCCTGATTGACCATCAGAAGTTTGAGGTGGACAGTGATAACATTTTCCACTCCATGTCCATGATTGGGGTTGATGACACTGTTAAGAGTTTGTGCGGGGCTTTCGCTCTAGCATGGTATGACTCAGAGCAGGAGAC